CCACTTCACTGATGAGATAGCCATCAGAAACATTTTTCAAAAGGAGGAGAATTATGTCACACGCTCAAACTTTTGCGGAACAGCTAATTGAAATTCTCGGTTTTGCTGCGGAAGAGGAGCCGGATTGTTATCAGACTTTCGATCCGGTAGACTTTGGAACCCTTCGTGAAAAGTATTTGACAAATGACGAAGGAGTTTGGGTCAGCTTTGGCAATGGGGATGAATATACTATTGTCGTTAAAAAAGTAAAAGGAGAATAAAATGCTACCGATAATAAAAAATAGCGTTCCGGAAAAAAAGAAAAGCAAAGTCTTCCGTTCCCTTCGCTTTCGTATTCTTTATAAAATAAAGAATATTGAAAGTAAAGTATTGACGGCGGGATTTGCAGTTTATGGCGATGCCCTCCTTTACGCTTCCGCATTGCGTTCCTTGGAGGTAGCAAAACATTCGTGGGAAGAAATTTACATCGAGTTTAAATAATTCGAAACCGGGAAGACTTTACTTCCCGGTCGTATCAGGGTGGTGCCTGATGCCTGAAGATGATAGCCTTCAGAAACATTTATTTTTTTAAAAGGAGGAGTAAAATGGCGAAAGAATCGAAAGTTGGATTTGCGAAACCTGCTAATGGGAAAGTGGTCCACATTGTTGTCGACGGCCTTCAGGCTTGCGATAAGAAAACCACTTTGACTGCTGATCCTGAATTGCAAATTACTTCGGTAACTTGTAAGAAATGTCAGCGCTTTGCTTTTTATAAGGAAATCCTTGTTAAAGGGCAAAAGCAGGAAGAGAAATCCACAAAGGGCGATTCGAAGAAAAAATCTTCCAAGCCGAAGAAAAAGGTTGTGGATGCGCCTAAAAAAACGCCGGAAGAAATTGCCGATAAAAAAGCGGCAAAGGAAAAAGATGAAGTAAAATCTCCCGGTCCTGTTAAACATACGAAAGTAAATGTTAACAGGAAAGAAAAGCGCAATCATGCAAAACTTGTCGCCGCTACTCAAGAGTCGCTTCTTGAGGTTCTTCTTCCCTTCCAAAAAGAAAAAATCCATGAAATTTCAATCATGCGCATATTTGAGGAAGCTCAAACTCATTTGCGCCAAATGCTTATGGATGCTTGTGAAGGGCAGGAAGAAAAAGATTATTTGAAAAGCCATTGGACGCTTGATTGGCGTATATTTACTCAGGCGTTTGAGAAAATTGGCTTCGCTAAATTGCGCGGCAAAGATCCTGACAAGGGACGCGTGGTTCTTTTCTATAGCGAAAAAGCAGAAAAGTCAAAGACTAAAATTAGGCGTCGCAATAATAGCGGTTCAAAGAAAACGGCTCGCGTTATTAAACGCCGCTCCAAACCTAAAGATAAGGCGGAAGAAGAAAAGAAAACGGGTCGCGTTATTAAACGCCGTTCAAAGAGTAAAGATAAAGAAAAGACGGTCACCAAAAAGCTCAAAGATAAAAATGCTTACGGTCATCGCGAAGGCTCAATGGCGGCGAAAATTGATGAAATGCTTTCGGAAGGTTTTATCCTTAAGGATGCCGTCGGAATTATTTCTAAAGAATTTAATCGATCAGATATAAAAGCGCGAAGAAAAATTTTGGCAGCTATTAAATACCTTTCGCGTGAGTTGGGTATTAAAATCGAAGTAATAATGCAGGGAAGTCAAGAAGATGATTTTTATAAAATAGTTTAATTATACGGGGGAATTTACTTCCCCCGTATAAACCCGAAACGCGGCTTCGGCCGCGTCGTCGCGAGGTGGTGCTCGTGGCCTGACGATGGGAGCCATCGCAGAAAAACATCTTTCAAAAGGAGGAGAATTATGGGCATCGAAGCAAAAAGAATCGTTGATTTTCTTCGGGCAGGCTATGGAGCGTTCTGGATTAAAACGCAGGAGCCTGACAGGGTTCAGTCGGTATTGATGCCAATGGTCAAAGACTTCCAAAGAAAAGACGGTGGAAAGTACAATCTTTCAAGCTGGGATTGTTCTACTTCGTCTAATCCTTTGGAACCACTTAATCAATTGAGTGCGGAAGAGGAATTGACAGTTAAATTTCTTTTCAATTTCCATTGGTTCATAGACAAGCCTCAAGTTATCCAGAAGATTCAAAACGATCTTCCTCTTTGGGCTTCAGAAGGCAAAGCAATCGTGATCGTTGCGCCGGTAGTAAAAGTTCCGGTTGAATTGCAAAATGATTTCACGATTTTGAATTTTAGCTTGCCTGACGAAAAAGAAATTCTTCACACAATTTCTTATCATATTCCTGAAGGGAAGAGAGGTCCAAGCGAAAACGAAATGGCGCGGCTAATTGGTGCGGCCAAAGGGTTAACGCAAAAGGAACTCAATAATGTTTTGAGTCTCTCAATGGTAGTAAAAGGCAAATACGATACCGCGCTAATTAACGAGCATAAAGCTACGGTCATTGAGAAGACGGGATTTGTAGAAGTTATCCCACCGAAGATAAACTTCTCAAACGTAGTTGGTTATGAAGTAGTCAAAGATCATGCTCGTGCTACCATGCACAATCCTAAGGCGAAAGGGTTCATGGTAATTGGCCCTCCAGGTTGTGGTAAAACTACCCTAATGAACGCAATCGTTGGCGAGTCTGGGAAGATCGGGCTGAAGATCACGCTTGGAAAACTCTTTTCTAAGTTTCAAGGGGAAACGGATGCCAATGTAGATTTCGTAATTAACCTTATTAAATCCATTGGTGATTGCGTTGTTTTGATAGATGAGTTTGAAAAGCAATTTGCTGGATCTTCTGGAGATGGAACACTCGATAGCGGAACCACTCGGCGCGCGACTGGTCGGTGGTTGGAATTTCTTCAAGATCGGCCATCGGGCGTTTTCATTGTAGCTACGGCGAACAGTTTTAATGGTATCCCGCCGGAATATCTTCGGCCAGGAAGATGGGATACTTCGCCATTTTTTATTGATCTGCCAAATAAGAAAACTCAAGATTCGATCTTCAAATACTATGCTGAAAAATATAGTATTGAAGAAAAGAAAATCCCTAAAATGGAAGGCTGGTCAGGGGCTGAGATCGAAGCATGTTGCCAAATTGCTGATATGCACGGAATACCGTTTACTTCGGCAATGCGCTTAATCAAACCTCAATCGGTAACAATGAAAGAACAAATTGACGCCCTGAGGTCGTGGGCAAAGGACCGCACCATAAATGCGGAAGAAGTCAAAGACATTCCAGTCAAGGCTGGAGTGGTGGCATTAAACGGTAAACGCAAAATTGATACTTGATGAAATCGGGGGAGCATTTGCTCCCCCAAATAAATTCGAAACGGCCGAAGTAATTACTTCGGCTGTCGCTGGCGAGTGGTGTCGCCAGCCTGATGATGATAGCCATCAGAAACATTTATTTTTTTAAAAGGAGGAGTAAAATGGCGAAACAGGTAAGGATTACTCTCGGCAAGGACGGAAGTGTTAAAGCTGAGGCCCTTGGCTTTAAGGGCGGAGCCTGTGAAGACGCGACAGCTTTCCTTGACAATCTCTTTGATGGTCCAAAGAAAAGAGATTTGAAAGCAAGCTATCACGAAACCGAAGACATCCAAGTATGCAATGGACTTCCTTCGGGGTGGTGCGGCTAATTTCGAAGAGGAAAGTAAACAGTAAAAAAATAAACGAAAGGAAAAAGTCATGTCTCACATTTCTACTTACGCTCAAAAAGTCAAAGACATTTCCAGCTTTAAAGTTACTCTTCAAAACCTTGGCATTACTTACCGTGAAAATTGCGATGTCCAGCAATTTGGCCGGAATATTGTAGAAAATGCCGCCATCGGATTTCAAATTCCTGGTTGGAAATATGAAATCGCAGTCAAAGATGATGGCAGCATCCTCTACGACCATTGGGGTAGTGAGCCTAATACAATGGAACGTCTCGGCCTTGTTTTGCAAAAATACAACGAAGACGTCATTCTTTCCGCAGCTTATGGACAAGAAAATGTCTCCAATGTATGGACAGAAAAAAAGGTCGCAAATGGTGATACGGTAATTGTTTTGGAATACTAAAATCCTTGCAAGGAGTAAAAAGATGGAAAAACAAAAAGTGACTGTAGGAACGCTTTTCAATCTTAATACCTACCATTTCGGTTCGGGCACAAAAAGTGAATGGAAGATAAAAGAGAAAAAGCCTGGACAACATTACAAGCTGACGCGGGGCGAAGATATTATGGTTTTTAAAACTATGCTCGACGCTTATCTTCGTGTTATCGTAGAAGTTAGTTTCAATGGTTTGATTGTCCATCATTGTCCAATTGATGCTTATAACCTGGAAGAAAAACACCGGAACTTTTTTATTGGCTTGCAAGAAAAATGCTTTGAGTTGAGAGCCAATAAAAACGTGAAGAAAAAAGAACACTTTGAAAAGGTTTTTAACATTGTGAAAATTTAACTGTGAGGGGTCCCTACGGGGACCCCATTCGAAACGGCGGAAAGACTTTTCTTTCCGCTGTCGTGCTGAGGTGGTGCTCAGTGCCTGAAGATGATAGCCTTCAGTTAAATAATCTTTTTTAAAAGGAGGAGTAAAATGGCTAAATCCAGAGAAATCCGCAGACGAGTCAAAGAAACCACGACAGTCAATGTTTTCCGTGAGGGTGTTCTTGTCCATCTCAAAGTGGGTCGCTGGGGAGCAAGGGCGAAGATGAAAGAAGAACATTTGCCGGATGACTTCCCTCGGGAAGTTGCTCGCGCTGTTCAAGACCTAATCGAAGACAAAACACTTCTTCAAGACATTTCGTCAATTCGAAGAGAATGTAAGCGGTATCTCATCAACCGAAGTCTTCCTTTCCCGGTTGACGGCCTTTTCTTTGTTCCAAAGAAATTCATCCTTGATATTGATAATTTCTTTGAAAACAAAAAAGAAGAATATAATGAAAAGGTCAATGAATTTTTCTCTCAATACGGAAGGCTTAAAAGGGATTTCCGTAGAAGGTATCCGGAAATTTATCGGGATGAAAAATATCCGCGTGAAAGTATTCTTCGGAGAAAATTCTATTTTCATTGGTCATTCCGGCAATTCGTTGTTCCGGATAAGGAAATGGAAATACTTTCACCTGATGTTTACCGTAAGGAAATGGCGAAGTTCAAGCAAGACATTGAAGAAATGAAAAACATGACAGTCGCGGTTATTGGAAATGCTTTTGTGAAAAAGATCAATACCTTGGCGCGTCAATGCAACAATGAGAAGATCAATGCTGGAACAATCAAAGGTATCAACCAATTGCTGGAAAAGTTTGATACCCTTTGGGGAGACTTCGTTGGGCAAAAGCAATTGAAGTCAACCATCGAAGAAGTTCGTCGCCATATGAAAACGGTCAGTGCGGATCGTTTGCGGGAAAACGAAGACTTTCGAGAAAAGATCGGCAGCCAAATGGAAAAGATAGTAGGCAAACTCGAAAAACTTCCAGATGTTAGATTAAAAAGGAAACTGGATGTTTAGTCGGTAGATCACGCAAGTGGCGGAGTCCGGTAGAAATACCGGCTCCGCCATTGGTGATGGTAGTAAAGAGTAATCAATGGAGTGTAGAAGAAAACGCTTTACAATAAAAAGTATTTATGTTAGACGATACAGGTTCCCCCACAACCTACCAAAGAAAGGAAAGTCATGATCATCTGTCGATATTGCGAGATATTCTACCGAAGTCCAGTAATAAATGAAAAGGGTAATGTTCAAAGACATTGCGAAATTATCGAAGATAATGTATCGACAAATTCCAAGGCTTGTAGAAAATTTAAACCTTCAAGTGGATATTGGTGCGTCGAATTAAATTTTCGCACCTGTCTCGAAATATGTTTGAATCGAAGAAGAAATAAAAAAAGTTATGATGCGTGGAATTACTGTTGTAAATGTAGGCAATTTGCGAAAGAGATTCAGCCAATTGTAGATCGCTATATGGAACGTAAAATTAAAAGAAAAGATTCTGATAATCCTTTTGGGTGGAAAAGGCGTGAAAGAGTTATTACGCGACGTGACTTGAAAAGTATTGCGCAGGAAGAAGTTAGAAAAATTCGTAGAAGAAATAAAAAAAGAAAAATAAGGAGGCGTTAATGAAAAAGCAATGGAGAAATTTTATTACAACTGTTGAAGATTATTTCGGTCCAAAAGTTGTAATAAAAAAGAAGATCATTATCAATGGTGTAGACATTGATCCTCTTTCAGATGAAGGGAAAAGAATTAATACCGAATTAAATAAATTGTTTGAAGAATTAGATGTCAAGATAAAAAAAATATTCAAAGTAATTTAACTGGAGGCACTGATGCAGACTTTTCTTCCGTATGTATCCTTTTGGGATACCGCTTGTGTTCTTGATAACAAACGGCTCGGGAAGCAAAGGGTCGAAGGGAAACAAATTTTAAATTGTCTTCGCGGCAAATATTCATCGTGGCGATTTCATCCTGCTGTAAAAATGTGGGAAGGGTATGAAAACGCTTTGCGATCCTATACCAACATTATGATTTTGGAATGGCAAAAAAGACAATTTAAAAACACGATGCCGCTATATCCTATTCGTGGTGAAATAATTTATCCTCCGTGGCTTGGAGAACCACGCTTCCATAAATCACATCGAAGTAATTTGCTGCGAAAAGATCCTGTATGGTATGGACAATTTGGATGGATTGAGCCAAATGATCTTCCATATTTTTGGCCGTATAACCGCAGGAATAAGAAATGGGTTGAGAATGTTTGTTATCGTTCACTTGTGAAAGAAATTTTGGAGGCGTGAATGAAAAGCACAAACGAATTTGATTATCTATCTGCGATAGGTGTAGCTAATGCCAACAATTATTTCCCTGTTAGTCCTACTGATGAAACGGATAAGGATAGCCCTGAAGTAGTTTTACAATCGAAGATCACAATCAGTCCAGAAAATGCAGCTATTAAAAATGATGGGTTTGAAAAATTATCTGAAGAAGCAAAACAAATAATCATGTTGATAGTATGGGGTCCAATTGATTTTTTTGAACAGATTGAGACAAGGCATTTTCGCAAAATTACTCTCCGCAAAATACGTTCATATTTTGGAAAGCAATATGGGCGAAGAAAAACTTCTTTAGCCATTAAAGAAATTCAGAAATGGATAAAAGAGATATGATAATTAAAATAGAAGATCCTATATGGAGTAAAGCAGATAAGGAAGCGATTCCCCTCATAGCTCCATGCCTCCAATATAAAGATATCCATTGGAGGAGATTCAAAAAAAGGAGAGTAGCTAAAACAGTTATCAGATACAGGATAGATCGTAGAAGTGGATTATTCCTTACAGGATTAATCCCAAGGGTAAAACAATATCTTCGCAGGAAAGGTATTAAAATAAAGGTTATAGGAAGAGCCGAAAAGCTTCAGGTAAGTAGTAATTGGCAAATTAAAGGCATTACCTATAGAACCGACCAGGAGAGAATTTTAAAGGCGATAGCCCGTAAGCAGAGGGGATTTATAAAATCCCCTACCGGAAGTGGAAAGACAGTAATTGCGATGGGCGTGAGTGCTATGTTTAAAAATACTCGAAGACTTTTCCTATGTCATACGAAAGATTTAATGCGTCAAACGTATGAAGAGTTTTTGGAAAAAGGTTTTGATAAAGGGCAAATTTTAATTCATGGAGGCGGCAGTAAAACAACCTTTGAAAAGGTGAAGCAAATAGCAAAGAAGAAAAATGGAGTTATCCTAATCGCCTTAATTCAAAGTTATGTAAAATTTAATCCAGAAGATTATATTGATTTTTGGGATGTTGTATTAATAGATGAATGTCACCATTGCGTTGAAATAAAGTCTTCTTATAGTACGGTCATGCATTATATGCTGACTCCGGTCAGGCTTGGTTTTACTGCTACTCCTCCGCCTGAAATTGAAAAGAGAATGTTGATGGAAGGTTTACTTGGACAGCAAATTGGTGAATTGACAGTTAGGGAAGGTATTGACCTTGGAATACTTGCAAAGCCGAAATTAAAATTAATTTCAGTTCCCCACAATTCAAAGATCGCACAAATTCATAAAACTTATCGTTCATTATATCAAGCGGCAGTTGTAGAATCCAGAAGTCGTAATGGTTTAATAGCAGAGCAAATATCCAATTTTATTTCAAATGGCGATAGTGTCCTTGTTATGATAAGAGAAATCGATCATGGGAAAGAAATTAAAAAGATTTTGGATATGCTTCATATTAAATGCCGTTTTGTGCATGGTAGTTCAGAAAGGGAAGAGAGAATAAAAGTCGCAAAAAGACTTGAGAAGAAAAAAATCCTTTGTGTTATCTGTTCTACTATTTGGAAAGAAGGAATCAATATCAAAACACTAAATGCTATCATTAATGCTGGAGGTGGCAAAGATGAAAAAGGAGTTATTCAAGTAATGGGGCGAGGTTTAAGGATAGCAGAAGGGAAAGAGAATGTGACAGTCATAGATTTTCTTGACCCCTATAAATTCCTTGCTGAGCATACCGTCGCTCGAATAAACACATATGTTAGGGAAAACTTGCTATAATAGTCAATAACCATATACAGCAAAGGAGAAAAAAGATGAAAAGGGAAAATTTTTTGTGGGCTTCAATTCTTATGATCTTCATTTGTGTTTTGCTTATCTTGTCTATCCTTACGACTTATCATGTTATTGACAGCCAAAAAAAATATCAATACGAAAGAAATATCAAATATGGATTAATTAATTAAAGCAGTATCCCCCACGAAGTAAAAAAGAAAGGAGAAATCATGAAAGTAAAACAGGGTAAAATCCACATCCCGAGACCAGGAACAGAATACAAGGCACAACCTGAAACGTATTGCGGATTAATTATTGAACCGCAAGATGAGCTTGGAAGACTTGGTGAAAATAGAATGACCGTTTATTATGGGCGAAGTAAAAGAGAAGTTCCAAGTGATTTGATATGCTTGGCTTGTCTTCGAATTGCCAAACCTTGCCTTTATGAAATTGTAAGGGATGGCGATTATGAATAAAAAAATCGGCATAGTTGGCACCCGAAGAAGAAATACTTACAATGATTATTTAAAAGTCTTTGAAGCTTTTGAAAAGATTTTTAAAGAGGGTGATATTATTGTTTCAGGTGGTTGTCGAAAGGGTGGTGATAACTTTGCAGAAAAAATAGCCCATGATAATGGACTTACTATCATTATTCATTATCCAAACTGGAGAAGATATAGGGCACGAGCAGGAATGGTAAGGAATACTTTGATAGCTCGCGATAGCGATTTTTTAATTGCTTGTGTAGCAAAAGACCGCAAAGGTGGAACGGAAGATACAATCAAAAAATTCAAAGACAAAAAATTACTTCGCAGAAGATTGATTATTGTATGAGGGGGAAGATGAGAAAAATCCGTAGAAGAAAAGTGAAACCTTCAGGTAAAAGATTTATCAGAAGGCGTGAATCGTGGTGTAGGTTTGAAAAGGAAAGGCCCGATGCAATAGCTTGCGAATACCGTTGCGCCAATGGGAAATTGCCATGTTGCACAACTTGTCGAAAGAGGACAGTTCGTTTAATGTGGGGCCATCCAAAACCATTTAAATGGGGCGAAGCATTTGAATACTATACTGGCGAAGGAAGTTTTTGTTATAAAAAAAGATTTATTCAATGGCGGAAAAAGCAAATAAAAAGAAGAAAACCCATAAGAGTCATAAGGAGAAGAAGTTAAAATGTCTTTCCGTGAATTGATAGAATCTTTTGATGTAAAGTCTTTCCTTGATGAACGTGGGATAGACTTTACAGAATATGGAAAAAATGTAACTCGAGGTTGGATAAATATTAGGTGCATCTTTTGCTCTGACCATTCAAATCATCTTGGAATAAATTTAAAGACGAAGCAAATTCATTGTTGGAAATGTGGAAGTCATAAATTAATTAATCTCATTCAGGAATTAGATGATTGCAGTTATGGCGCGGCAAAAGATACACTTTCAAAGTTTGGGGGGATCCTTGTCTCTGACGTCGAAGACAATTCTCCTCGGTCTGAGACGGCACCACCACTGAGGCGTAGGATCCTCCCTCCAGAATGTTCAAGAGAATTTCCACGGATGCATTTAAAATATCTTCGCAGTCGTGGCTTTAATCCTCGTAGAATTATTAGTCGTTTCAATTTACGGGCGACTCATAATATTGGAAAATATAAATTTAGAATAATCGCTCCGTTTTATTATCGTGATAAAATTGTTTCCTTTACCGGCCTGGATGTAACTCGTAAACAGGAAGTTCCTTATAAAAATTCTCCAATTGCAAATTCTATTATTGATCCAAAAAAGATCATCTATAATCTGCAAAATATTGGATATGGTGGTTCATTAGGTGTCGTTGAAGGTATCACCGATGCTTGGAGGATCGAAGAAAATGTAACAGCAACGATGGGAATAAAATGGACAAAGGAACAATTTTATCTCTTGACAAGACTTAATAAAAAAAGACTTTTCATTATCTTTGATGGAGAGCCGCAAGCACTTACGGAAGCAAAAAAATTAGCTCGCGATGCGAGCGGTTTTATATCTAAAGTAGAAGTAATTGAACTACCCTATGGTAAGGACCCATGTGATCTACCGGAGAAGGATATAAGCAAAATCAGACGATGGCTTAGAGAGTAAATACCGCTTTACAAATAAAGTGGCATGGTGTATAATACTTTTTAGGTTTGCTTAAAGAAGTAAAAGAAAAAAGAAGTAAAAATTACTTCAGAAGTAAATGGCATCCCCCAAAAAATAAAAATAAAAGAATAGTCTTTCAGCCTGATTAATTCAGGTGGGAAGTGGAACCCTGTCATCTGTGGGGGATGCCTTTGGCCGTTACTCCTTTCGCGGCCCTTTAGTTCCACTTCCCATCTAAGTTAATCAGGTTTTTTTTGAGGGGCTGAAAATGATATTCTTTATTGAACCTAATTTTGAAAAGAAAACTTTTGCGGAAGATATTAATTTGTCTATCAAATCAAAGTATATAATGTTTTCCTTATTGCATCATAAATTCAGTAATGGTTATAAACTTTATGATGTAGCAGAAAAACTTGGAATGAGTAGAAGTCTTCTGAGAAAAGGACTTAATGAATTAGAAGGAAATGAATATCTTTTTAAAATTGAAATTAAAACTAATGCCGAAGTAAATCCTCCAAGGCTTTATTTAGTTTCAGTCAATAAGGGTAAATTAACTTCAGGCGATATGGCTTCCTTAATTCCAAAAGAAGAAGAATTTTCAAAGCATGGAATTAATCGTGTCGCTTTTTATGTAAGGAAGAAAGTCTTTCGAATTTGGTTTGACTTTCGTTCTCGCGCGCGCTCGCGCGACAAATTATATAATAATATATTATTCTTTTTCTCTCACTCGTTCAATAATAACCTTCGGTTATTATCTCACTCGTTCAAGAAAAAAGGGAAAACCGCTGCGCGAATTTCCGAGTCTCCTTCTTTGAATTTTGCTAAGGTTAGAAAATCTGCGAAAGTTAAAGTGGTTTGGGATTGCTGGATAGAATTTGCTTCGAAGAAAAATTCACCATTACCTAATCATAGGGTCGGCACCAAAAAAGAAAAGCAAATAGTTTCAGCCGTAAGAAATGCCTTAGGAAATTATAGCGAATTAGAAATTTGTGAAGCAATCGAAGTATTTTATATTTTCCTAAATGAGAAATGTCCTCCCACCTATAAAAAACTTCCTGGCTTTAAAAAGGTTCCCTTAAATGAATTTATAAGATTCTCTCCTTATTACCTTGAACGTATCAGTTCAAATAAAATATCTTCGAAGATAATAAATCATCAATCGTGGTTACGCCTTTGTATGGGTGGATTGGATATTGTCGAAGATAAATTTATAGCGAAGAGGAAAGCTGATGGTATCGACCCGAAGATAATAAAGCAATTTGAAAAATCATGGGTTAAATTTTCTGGAAACACTTGCACTCAAAGGGATAAAAATAATTTTACAACTGCGGCCGAATTGTTGCTACAATATGTTAAGCAAAACAAACGCCATTTAAACCACAAGGAAGAGGATAGATTTTGGATTTATGATTTTGTTCGAGGTATAGTTTTCGGTTGCCTTAACAAAATGCGTGAAGAGAAAATTGGAAGAAAAAAAATTCATTCAGGTTTTTTAACGCAGGATTTCTTTTTCAACGACGAATTAACTGAATACATTAAATTCATTGGGGCCTGGAAGAGATGATTCGAAGACGCAAGGTTGATACTGATATTGAAAGAAAATTAATAATCGGATTAATTACTTCGACTGCTTTTTGTCAAGAGATAATTCCAAAGTTAAAAATTCTTGGAATGGATACTTTTCAAATTTCTTTTGCTCGTAAGGTAGCTCAATGGGTTATTGATTACTACGAAGATATTGGTGAGGCACCTCAAAAACATATTCAAGATATTTTTAATACTGAAAAAGAAAAACTATCTGAAGAAGAAAAAGAACTCGTTTCTGATTTTTTAGATTTACTTTCTAAAGAGTATGAAAATGAAAGTCAATTTAATGTAGCTTATCTACGAAAGAAAACGCTTGAATATTTGAAAACAAGAACATTTGAAATTTTCTTTGAACGTGGATTGTCCTACGTTGAACAGGGAAAACTAAAACACGCCGAAAGACTTTATTTAGATTTCACAAAGGTTCCAGAAGAAACAATTGAAACCTTTGACCCATTTAGTGAAAAGGAAGTAAGGCTGTATGAGTTGGATGGTGAAGTCAATAGGCTTGTAGAAATGCCCGGAGATTTAGGAAAAGTAATTGGCGGACCACTTGAACGTAGTTGGCTTGTAAGTTTGGCAGGTCCAGAAAAAAGAGGAAAGAGTTTTTTCTTGGAAGAGTTTGTTTTTCAGTGTTTGTTTGATGGGCTGAAAGTATTTTGGGTTTCGCTTGAAATGAATAAGTATGTTTTAAAAGGAAGAATTTATACTCGAATTACTGCTGCCATTAAGGAACCTGGAAATATAATAATTCCAATTCCAGATTGTAAGAATAATCAGCAGGGAATATGTAATAAAAAGAAAAGAATTAATAACATTAAACTCGTAGATGAATTTGGTGCATTGCCAGAATTTGATCCGCGATCGAAGTATTCTCCTTGTACTGTTTGTCGCACTATCCCTCGCCGCAAAGGGATTCCACCAAATAGGACATTTACTCCAGACTATTGGTTTGAAGAAATAAGAGTCGAAGAAATCACAACGAAGATAATAGAAAAAAGAACAAAGCAGTTTCGTCAAATGTTTGGTAGTAATTTGCGCTGCCGAGCATATCCAGCTTTCAGTGCTAATTTTGATGATATTCAACATGAATTGGATCTTCTGGAAATGGAAGGTTTTGTGCCTGATATTATTGCGATAGATTACTTTGATATTTTAGCAGAAGAAAAAGGAGTCAGATCAGATCGTGGCAGTATAGATAAAACTTGGAAGCGTGGAAAGAATTTGGCAGCCGAACGTGATTGCCTTGTGATAACTCCTGATCAGACAAATAAGACATCAAGAGAGCGCGAGACAATTCGTTCTACCGATACAACCGAAGACAAAAGAAAGGATGCTCATGTAGATTTGAAACTCGCTATAAATCAAACCATGCAGGAAAACGACGATGGTGTCGCCAGGATTGGAGTTCTTTTTCATAGACATAGGAAAACTACTTCCAAACAGGCGATGGTTTTTCAATCACTGGAATTGGCTAATCCATTTATGGATTCAGTAATGTTGCTAAATCCGGGCGCTTTAAAGCGTGAAAAGATGGATTAAAAAAAATCACATTTGCTTTTAAAAAATTGGTATAATTAGTTAGTTTAAGGCCACTCATTATTAACTAAATCCAAAAGGAGGAATCAAAATGGCCGATCTTAAAACTTTGAAGAAAATGGTTAAGGCGCTCAACAAACTGGATCTTCTCGAAGACGAAATTGAAATTCGTAAAGTCGAAGAAGATGAACTTCGAGAATCTTTCATTCAGGCCATCGAAGAAATTGATGACAATGGTCAGACTAAAGAAGTAGATGATGAAATTCTCGATTTTTACGAAGACCTCCTCGATGAAGAAGAATCCGGCAAGAAGGAAGAGGAAGAGCCTAAAAAGGGCAAGAAAGGAAAGAAGGGAAAGAAAGCCAAAAAAGGAAAGAAAGGAAAGAAGGAAAAGAAGGAACCTGATTTTGACGAAGACGCTTTACGCGAAGAGCTCGAAGATATGGATATGGATGAGCTTGAAGAATATATCGAAGACAATGACATCAAAGTTAAGGTAAAGAAAAAAGATGAAGAGGATGATGTCATTGAAAAAATTATCGAGGCTTGCCGTCCTGCTGAAGAAGAGGAAGAAGAGGAAGAAGAGGAAAAGCCTAAAACCAAAAAGGGAAAGAAAGCCAAAAAGGAAAAGAAAGCCAAAAAAGGCAAAAAGGGCAAGAAAGGAAAGAAGAAAAAGAAATCGGCAAGTATTGATGAAGCTATTGAAAGCCTTGTCGAAGATGGGATCGCTATTAGCGAATTGGTTTCCGGTGTTGCCGAAGAACTCAATATTGATGAGAAAAAAGCACAACGGCAAGTGTTGAAAGCAATTGTTGAAATGGATGTTACTGTAACAGTTGATTAAATTGTAAAACTTCGGCCGAAAGTAATATATGAATTATTAATTCAACAAGAGGGAGTGGTTTCGGCCACTCCCTTTTTTTTGAATTGAGGGGAGAATAATAATGGCTAAAAAAGAAAAAGGTTTTTCGGTAGAAACTGAGTCTTTGAAAGATTTTCTTAGGAGAGTTTTCCTTAATGGTGCGGTTGATTCTTGCGTTTTAGAAATTGATGATGAAGGGTTTGCCGAAGTTTATGCAGTAGATGTTTCAAATGTTCTTTTCCTCTATGTTAGCGAAGACCTTGGTATCGAAGATGAAATGGAAATTGGCCTTGGCAATCTTGATCTTTTGAATAAATTTGTTTCTACAATAAAGGAAGATAAAGTTTCAGTTAGTATAGATAAGAATCGCCTTGTAATTGCGAGAGATAAATTTGGCCGTTTGGATTATCTTCTTACTTCTGCTGAGCTTGTGCCTACAGCATTGGAAGAGAAAGAAGACACGATAGAAAAGTTAATGGACGCTTGTACTATTGAGGTTATATTGAATGCTGATTTTGCTGCTACACTCGCCAGTTATTACAGCATGGTGAAAGCGAAAGAAATAACTTTAAAATATATTGATGGGAATTTTTATGTTGTTGGAGGAACAGATACGGGTCACAAATATGAAATACCAATTGATGGAGAAGTAAATGCCGTTGAGGGTGAAAACGAAGAGGATGATTTTACTGTTAGTGTTTATGGTGATTTCTTCCTGTCTATTCTTGGAGTTCTTGATTTTGATGAAGAGCCGAAACTTATGCTTGCACCAAATTCCCCGGCAGTAATTGTGCAAGGAGAAGATAATGAAAATGTATGGGGGATAGCGCCAATTTCTATTGAAGGGGGAGGCGATGAAGATTAGGAATTATATATGGTATGAAAAGTATCGGCCAACTTCATTAGCTAATCTGTCGCTTCCGGTAAAGGTAAAAAAGCAATTTAAAAAATATATCAAAGATAAACAAATTCCACACCTACTTTTCCATGGACCTCCTGGTTCTGGAAAGACAACTATTGCAAATATCCTTATTAAAAATATTCCTTGCCGTTCATTGGTTTTAAATGCTTCTTCAGTGGATCGTGGCATTAGCACCATCAAGGGCAAGGTGAAAGAGTTTGCTTCCAGTCAGGCTTTGAAAGATGAAATAAAAATTGTTTTCTTTGATGAAGCCGATGGTTTAACACCTGATGCACAAATGGGTTTGAAGAATACGATAGAAACTTATTCTGGAAATTGCCGTTTTATTTTTACTGCGAACAGATTGCATAAAGTTATTGATGCCATCCGTAGCCGTCCAATAATCTTTGAATTTAATCAGGTTGATAGAAAAGATTTACTCAAACAAATGACGCATATATTAGAGGAAGAAGATGTTGAATTTGAAGTAGAAGATATTGAAGAAATTATAGATCGTTTTTTTCCTGATGTAAGAACAATCGTAAATAATTTGCAAGCTGCTTCGTATTCTGGTAGTTTGGATATAGAAAATTTATCTTCCTTTGGTATTGAACCACATGAAATAACTCAGCTTATTACCGAAGGTAATCTCAAAGAGATAAGGGTGAAAGTAAATGGCTTGAGTGATTTTTCTTTTATCTATCGTTATTTGTTTGATGAGTATTTGCCTGAGCTTGATACGGAAAGTGGAATTGAATTTTCCTCTTCGATAGTTAAACATTTAAGCCAGGATACTTTTGTTGCAGATCGTACTTTGAATTTCCTTGGCTTTTGTGTAGATGTTATGGATATCCTGGAAGTTTCGGAGATAAAATTTTAATGGAATTTTTTGATTATATAAAAAACCTTTTCACCAAAGGAGAGGAGATTACTTCCACTTCAGAGTATCCAAATATGTGGATGGTAAATCGTTTTATTAGTGGAAGCCCTATCTCTTTTGAAATCGCACAGGAACTTAATCTTTATCTTTCACGCTTGCCTGATTGGGCTGCCGCGATGTTCTTATACCGTACCATACCGAAGACTGAGAGGGCTCCTTGGCTTGTTTATAGTAAAAAGCAGGTGTTACCATACCCTGAAGAATTAATAGCTAAAATAAGCGGATGCCTTAATTGTAGCACCATTTCGGCAATTCAATATATTTCTCTTTTGGAAAATAGCGGCGTTGATACGTATCAACTTTTTGGATTAAAGAGGAAACCAAATGGGAAGAAAACTTCGAAGAAGAAAAACACCTCAAAGAGTAAGCGTAAAAAGAAAAAAAATGAGTGAATTTCTCGGCATGAAAAACCGAGAAGGAAATCTTATAAAAAAATATGAGAATATAATTGAAGGTAGGACTAACGAAGAGAGGAGAGAGATTGAACGTAAATTAATGAAGCCTGATGTTCTGCCGCCCTATGTTGGGCCGAAAGTAAATCGTGGCCCTTTAGCAAAAAGGACTGTTAAATTTTTCTTTCCTTCTTCAGATGATGTTGAAATACTTTCGCATCATGTTAAAATTAATAATTATGTTGAACTTAATTCTTATGATGTAGACTTAATCATGCGCTTTGTGGAATTGTTGGAAGAAGGAACTCTTCGTTATGATAAAGATTCTAAGAGAATTATTTTCGTCAGCGACCGTGGAGAAGAGTATCCGCTCTGATGGTGTCAATATTTATATGATTAAAAATAGATTTATAAAGCGAAGAGTTTTTTGTTTTTGGTGCGGGAATGCTAATGTAATTGATGGTACTGAAGCAAATTTTCTTCATAATTTTAACACATATTATCAGAAGATGAACAGCGGTCATGCGACAATTTGTAAGCATTGCGGGAAAATTATTTATACCGCTTTATATAAAAATAAAATCATAAGTGGAAGAAGTGTTAAACATTTAAGGAGAAGAAAAATGATCCTTGAATCGAAGCAAAGTCATGAAGTTATTGATGCACAAAAATTCGTAGAATTTATTGTTTTGAAAAAAGCTGAATTGGAATTGCCTTTAAAAAAGACTTTTACTGATACGGATACTTGTCCGTTGTGCGGAGGGCTTTTAGTTATTCATTTTGTGCCTATCAATTCTGAAGGAAATAAAGTAATTACGATGGGCGGATGTCAAAGTAAAGAATGTTTTTCCTGGAGGGAATAATCATGAAAAAGAAATCAACAAGGGAAGAGATTATCCATGAATCGAAGAAGTTTGTGGAAAGCAATAAAGGCTTGAAACTCGATATGAATGCGAAAGTAAAACAGTATATTTCTCCTCGTATCAGTAGTGAATATATGGATTGCAGTATGCCAATGACTTTCGATAGTTATTCCCATTGTAGCTTAGGATGCCTTTATTGTTTCGCTTATTTTTTCAAAAGTAATAATACTTCATTTAATGAAAATCTTCATGTTTCCGCAATGGAAAAAATGATTCCAGCAATTGAAGGTAAACCAAAATCATATAGAGAAAAGATTTTTCATAGACATTTTTATTCGAAGAAATTTCTTCTTCATTGGGGCGGCATGGCTGATCCTTTTTGTAACTTTGAAAGATCAAACAGGAGAGCATTTAATTTCCTGGAAGCTCTTGGAGCAAATAATTATCCAACTCTTTTTTCTTTCAAGGGTGCAACAATTTTTCATCCAAGATATCGTAGACTTTTTGAAAAGTATTCGTCTCAACAAAATTTTGCTTTTCAAGTTTCTATTGTTACTGGCGATGATAAACTTTCAAGGGAAGTAGAAATAGGTGTTCCTTCTCCCACAAGAAGATTAGAAGCAATCAAAATGTTAAGTGAGATGGGATATTATACTATACTTCGTCTTCGCCCTTTTATTATTGGCGTCACAGATCGTAGTCTTGATGAATTACTTGGAAAGGCTTTGGAAGCTGGAATCAAAGGCGTCAGTATGGAATTTTTTGCGGTAGATGTTAGATGTAGTTCGGGAATGAGGACTCGCTATAAATGGCTTGCACAAGTAATGGGAGTCAAAGATTTACTTTCATATTTCAAAGATTTATCTCCATCAGAACGTGGTGGATATATGCGATTAAATCGTTTAGTGAAAGAAATTTATGTCCGTAAAGTCTTTGAATTTTGCATGACACATGGATTAACTTTTGGTGTAAGCGATCCGGATTTCAAAGAATTAAATTCTTCGGGTAGTTGTTGCGGTATGCCTGATGATTTTCCCGATAACCGTTTGCTTGAAAATTGGACACGTGGTCAATTAACATATGCTTTGAAAGAAGCAAGAAGAAAATATCATTTGGAAAATAAGGATCAATATCTTCGGTTTAATGATGTCTTTCATAAGGAAGACACTTACCTTGACGATATAGAATTAACAAATGATCACGTTGCTTGTGCTGAACTTACTGCCGCTGAAAGGAAGAGTTATACTTATCGAAGTTTAGCACAAAAGACTTGGAATAATTTGCGCAGTCCTGGGAATCCAAGAAATTACTTTCATGGTAAAATACTTCCTGTCGGAATAGATCAAGATGGAAATCTCGAATTTAAATATGTTGAACATGACTACGAAAAAAGATGGGCAAAAGACGGTCTTGATCTTTCGTATTGAAAGTTAAAAACATGCGAAGAAGAAAAACGGTTTTAATAACTGGCCCTGCCGATATGAGGACTTGGCGAAAGGGTTGGATATGCCAATCAGGTCCAACTTGTTATGTTGGGAATCCACCGGAATATTGTATTCCGGAAAAGTATCGATGTTCTTTGAAAGAAGTATGGGCCATTATTCGTTGGGTAAAAGAGAGAATTGGAAAATTTAAAATCGAGAGGGGAAGAATAGTGCCTGAACAAAGAAGGATTCGCCGACGAAAGAAAAGCAAAACAAATTATCTTCCTAAGGATAATTGGAGTGCTATTTTTATTGAACCTTATGGGAGAAGATTTTATGATGGCTATATTGCTTTATTAGTTGGAGCAGAATATGTGGGTGATTATCCAAATGGGAATTACAATATCTTGGAAGAGCCGAGAATAAAACTTGATGATTTAAATGTTGTTTTGAATTATGTTAACAAGCAATTCCCTGATGGGTGGCGCGTCAATGGAAAAGAAGTCATTGCAGGTAAACCCGATCCTATTCGATTGCCTGAGAGGAAAATACCTGAGTGGGAAAGGAAAGCAAAAGAGAGAAAGAAGGAAGAGGAAAGTAAAAATTATCAGAAACCTTTTTCAAAACCAAAAGGGATACGTGAAGCTTTAATAGTAAAGGAAGAAAAGCCACGTCAAATTAAAAGAAGAAAGTCATTCAGAAAAATACGGAGAAGAAAATGAAAATCGCAGTTACTATTTACCCTCTTGATGGTATGGGTGGCATTATTCCCAATGTGGAAAATCAATTGTGGGGATTGAAAGAACTTGGACACGAAGTGGATTTTTATCTTCTCGGTTGGCAGAATAAATTTATGAAAGGAAAGTATTCAGATAATGAATTACTTTCGACAAAAAATAATGGATGGCGTAAAGGCTGTTTATATCCTGTTCATGGAACTAAGGGTTGGAATTTTCCTCTGGAAAGAAAAATTCCATATAAGGGAAAAGAAAATATCAAAAGGGCAAAGCGAATACTTTCAAAGTATGATTTTATCATTTGGCAAATTCCTGTCCCCACAAGGCAAAAAGCAAACAGGGGAAATGTTGATTGGATAGAATTATATAAGGCAAACGAAGTAAATGTTCTTTATTGCCATGACTGTCATCTTATTGAGAGATATCCTTATATCTACGAAATCAAAGATAATATTGTCGGTGTTGCGACTACTCATACTGCCGGATATGGTGTTATGAAACTTGGAGGGATTCAAAAAGCATTGATATTTAGTAGCCATAATATAAATAGCACTCAAAGATCGTACTCATATTATAGGAGAGAAAAAGGATTTCTTTCGTTACAGAATTTTAAAAATACTAAAAATACTGATTTGCTTTTACGTTCAATACCATATATTTCAAAAGATATTTCAAAACATATGGCGGGAGGTGGCCGGGAACAGTTATATATGACAAGCGAAGAAAAGTGCAAGCCTGAGTATTACTGCTCTCGAATTTATGATCCCGACCTTCCATTAAAAATACAGAAGAAGAAAATGAAAATATGGGATTATGCGATAGAAAATAATTTGATTTGGCATGGGTGGGTTTCACCTGCCGAAAGAGATAAATTGCTGAGAAGTATTAGGACACTTGTTGATTTGAGTTGGGGAAAATATATCGAAGAGTATGGTGGAACTTTTAATCGTGTCTTTGTGGATGCTTGTATAAATGGAGCTATTCCAATCAGAGTAAAATATAATACCAATAAGGAAAGAAGTATAAATTCAATACTCAAAGAGAATGAACATTATATACCATTTCCTATCCCACCTAATGCTACTCCAAAAGAAATTGCTGAAGTTATAAATGAGGCTAACAATCTTGAAAGAAAAAAGTGGAAAGAGATATTGAGCAGTAATTATAAACTATTACTTAATTTTGATAGGAAGCATTGTGCTCAACAATTTATTAATCTCGCAAAGAATAAACCGGCAGGATTTTTTAATGATGTAAAAATACTTTCACAAACTGATCCGAAGATAATTATAAAATCTAATAAGATGATGAAAGAGTTTTTTGGTCAGGAAAAAGTAACGATAAAAAAGAATAGCGGTATGAGGAAAATTTTGAGGAGCTGAAATGTCTTTGAATAGTTTATACTGTTTAAAAATTTGTCCAGTTGAAGGATGTAATCGTTTTTGTAAATTCTGTGGAGGTTATTCTATATGGAAAACAAAGGAAGACAGGAAGTATAAATTTATGGATTTGGAGTTAGCAGAAAAAATGGCGTTTTCTTTTGGTAATGAATACGAAAGTAAAAGGATAAGTATTGGGCAATTTGGCGAGCCTTTACTTCACCCAAATATCTTTGATATAATTCAAGCCTTTAGAAGTTATGGCCCTTCGCATATGCAAACGATTTTCAGTAATGGTTTATGTTTGATAGAAAATGGAGCAGATTTTATCTGTGAAATTTTTGCGAAAGGTATAGATTTTCTTATCATAGATACCTATACGAAGGGTGAAGAGATTCGTAAGGTTGTTAAAAAATCAAAGATAAAGATGATAGATTTTTACAAGGATAAACCAAAAAGTTTTCCAGGATTTATGTATCAAAAGCCTGGAAAGGAAAAAGTAATAGTTATCGTAGATGATCTTGGAAGTAAAGCTGGAATAGATAGGCGGAGAGGGATAGTCAATTCTGCTGGAAATTCTAATCCTAAAATTTTAAAAAAGTATGGGATATTTCCTATTGTTAATCCTATCGAAAGTAAATGCGTTCGGCCTTTTAGGGAGATGATTGTTTGCCATGATGGGGCTGTTCCTATTTGCTGTATTGATTGGAAGAGGGATTGCCTATTGGGAGTTTTTACAAATTCTATCAGTAAAATTTGGAATTCAAAATCTTTTCAAGCCGTAAGATATTTGCTGTATAATAAAAAGAGAATTTTTAATCCTTGTTACAAGTGTGATTTTAGCGGAGGTAACCGAAGAGGATTTTTAAAATGCCCTGAAGAAGTTGATTATGGTTATCTTGAAAGGATGCAAAAGCGTTCAAAGTATAAAAGCAAATATTCAGTTGATCCTTTTTGGTATGATAAAGGGCTAAATGGAATTACTTCTTTTCTTAGGAGATGACAATGGTAGATTTTTGCCACTTGCACAACCATGATGAATATTCGGCATTGGATGGCTTTGGAACTGCGAAGCAATACTGTGAACAAGCGGAAAAAATTGGTTATGAATATCTTGGATCGACAAACCATGCAAACATTGATGGGCTGATAAAATTTCAAAAGGAATGCAGGGAAAGAGATATTATTCCAGTCCTTGGTTGCGAAGGCTATATTGTTCCAGACCCATCGAAGAAAAATAAAGGTGATCGTCGTGGTCACATTTGTTTTTGGGTGAAGAATCAAATAGGATTTAAAAATCTTTGCAAACTTTTAACTCATGCAAATATGGAAGGCTTTTATTACAGGCCCCGAATGGGTTTCGAAGAAGTGTTGGATTTATGTGAAGGGCTTGTGATTTCTACCGCTTGCTCTCAGTCTTTTCTGAATCTTGAAGGTGGTAATGACTTCTTTTTAGATTTATATGAAAGAATTGAAGACGATCTTTATTTGGAAGTAATGCCACATGATTACAAAGGACAGTATAGGATTAATAAAATTTGCAGAAGACTTTCGAAGAAATATGAAATACCTTTGGTGGCAACAAATGATTGTCACTATGTAAAGAAAAGTCAATGGAAAGGGCATGAAGTATTGTTAGCAATACAAAGGAGAGCAAAATGGGATGATCCTAACCGTTGGAAATTTGGTATAACAGGATTACACTTACGAACACCCGAAGAAATGTTTGACGCCTTTATAGAACAGGGGATTTTTACCAAAAGAGAAATTCGCAAGGCAATGGAATTCAGTTTGGAAATAGCAGAAAAATGTGAAGATTATACAATTCCAAAACTCGATATAAAACTTCCAAGAATTTCAGAAGCGGAGGGTAGAATTGAAAGCCGAATGCTGCGTCAAATTTGCGAAAGCAATTTTGAAAATATGTTTGGTGAAGACATGCAAAATTATAAAGATGAAAGATATTGGAAAAGATACCGCGAAGAATTTAGAATTATCAGACATAAAAAATTCGTAAGATATTTTTTAATTGTATGGGAACTTGTTAATTGGTGCAAGATAAACGATGTCATGGTAGGGCCTGGACGCGGTAGTGTTGGTGGATCTTTGATAGCATATCTTATGGGTATAACAACTGTCGATCCTTTAAAATTTGGTCTCCTGTTTAGCCGTTTTATTAGCGAAGATAGAATTGATTATCCTGATATAGATTTAGACTTCGAGGATTCAAAAAGACATTTGGTCAGAGAACACATTGAAGATTTATATGGGGAGAAAAAAGTTGCAGGAATTTCTACTTTCATGCGTATGAAAAGCCGCGCCATCATTAAGGATGTTGGAAGAGTATTTGATGTACCAGATAAGGAAGCAAATGAATTAACTAAGCTAATTGATCCAAGCGAAGAAAATGCCATTCAAGATGCAATGCGTGAAACGGAAGAGGGAAGAGCATTTAAGAAAAAATATCCACTCGTAGTAAAATATGCTTTACAACTTGAAGGCCAAATAAAGGGCGGCGGACAACATGCTGCCGGAGTAATTGTAAGTGATGATGAAATAGAAAATGCGGGAAGAGGAAATATCGCAATAAGAAATAACGTTCCGGTTATAAATTGGGAAATGAGTGATACGGAATATATAGGCTTAATGAAACTTGATATACTTGGCCTGAATACTCTTTCAGTTTTAAATGAAGCGCGTCGGCTAATAAAAGAAAATCATGAAAAGGATATTTTCTTTCCATCTATATCTTTGAAAGATAAGAGAATTTTTAAAGAGATAAGGAATGGAAATGTTGTTGGAGTTTTTCAATTAGGAACGTGGGCTATGACGCGCCTGATAGAGGAATTACAACCTACATGCTTCGAAGATATTGTTGCTTCAGTTGCTTTAGTACGTCCAGGCCCTAATGATTCAGGAATGACTGCTGATTATATTAAAAGAAAAAATGGTTCAAAGTGGCACCATTTACATCCTGCATACGAAGAGATCACAAAAGAAACCTATGGAATAATTGTTTATCAGGAACAGGTAATGAGAGTAATTAGTGAAGTTGCTGGACTGCCAATAACAACTGCCGATAAGATTAGAAAAATTATTGGGAAGAAAAGGGATGTCAAAGAGTTTGCACCTTTCAAAAAGATGTTCATAGAAGGATGCTTGAATGAGAAAACTTTATCAAAGACTGAAGCGGAAAACTTCTGGGAAGCCTTGCAAAACCACGCTCGTTATTCTTTTAATAAAAGCCACTCTGTAGAATATGCTATGATTTCTTATTGGTGTATGTGGGTGAAGACTTATTATCCAACTGAATTTATTTGTGCTGTTTTAACTTATGGCGCGGATTCAAAAAAGGAAGAAATTGTAGAGGAAGCATATCGTCTTGGATTAAATCTTATTTTGCCCAAAGTAAACAGTGAAACGCATCCTGTTAGATGGAAAGCAAAAGGTAGGAAATTATATATACCATTTGTTGAAGTAAAAGGAATTGGTGAAAAAACCTGTTGGCAAATTAACACCGGAAAGCGTAATGGGATGCTTCAGTTCTTTAATAAAAAGCAGTCAGCAAATAATACTGAACAACATAAGGGTTCGCTTGGTAAAGTATTGAAAGCAATTGGAGCCTATGGAAACAAGCCTGAAGATGATATTTCAAAATACTTTGATTTTAGAACTGAAGCAAACCCTCGCAAACAATATCCAAACCTTTACCGTTTATTTCGTGGGAATTTGGCAATCGAAGATTTAGATGATGCGCTATTGGCAAGGAAAGTAAAGAAGAATTTCATTTTTAAATCAGAAGAAAAAAGTCGTGGTTATGTTCAATGTTCAAAGTGTGGATTAAGAAAAAATGGGACACCTTCGCCGATGATTGCCGGTCGCTATAATATTATGATTGTTGAATTATATAAACCCGAAAGTAAAAAAAATGTGAAGAAGAATATCAAAATATTGGAAGATGAATTTTCTAAAGTAGATTTAAAAATTGAAGACTTTTACAGAACTCATTTAATTAAATGTCCAATTGAAAAGAGTGAAGAGAAATATGTTGAAAAATGTTCACATCTTTTACTTGAAGAGATAAGAGATATTCGCCCGAAAGTTATATTATCTTTCGGTAAAATAACTATGAAATATTTTCTTGGAAGGGATGATAGCATAACGAAGTTAAGCGGTAAAACAGAATGGAGTGAAGACTTCAATGCTTGGATTGTGCCATGTGTAGCGCCTTCGGCAGTAATACAAAATAAAGAAAATAAAATTCATTTCAAAAATGGGATAAGAAATTTTGCGAGAACACTTCGCATAATTGGTTCGAAATATTTTTGATTAATTCTCTCCATAAACTTGTTATAATAGAAGTAAAAGGAAGATGAAAGATGAATAAATATCGTCAAGATTTAAAAATTAACAAGCATGAATTGGATGAGGAGTTAATCGAGCAACCTCAGAGATATATGGAATACATCGAATTAGCTGCGGAAGCTGCTGCTGAAAAAGATGATGCGGCAGATGCACTTGAAATAACGAAAGCGATTGTAGAAGATTTAATTCGGACTGACCCTGAAAAATTTGGCTTAGAAGAAAAACCAAAGGAAGGAGCAATTAAAGCGGCAATAATAAAACACCCTCGCGTTCAAAGAGCTAACAAGCGCTTAAGGAAAGCAAGGAAGACATTGAGAATACTTGAAGGCGCAAAGTCAAGTTTTGAACAGAGGAAGACAATGCTTTCCAAACTTGTTGATTATAGGATTGCAGGATTTTATTCCGAACCAAGGATAAAAAGAACAACTCAGAATAAGATGGAAAAAGATACTGCAAAAGGCATAAGAGAAACAATGAAGAAAAGAAAAATCAGGAGAAGATAATGAACCTCATTATCCAATTACTCCTATATGCTTTGGGAAGTGTAATTGGCTTTTTTCTCCTGTGCATATTGGGATATATTTTTACGAGAATAATTATGGTAGCAATTATCACATCCATTCATGAACACCAAAACAAAAGGAGAGAAGAAAATGGCGCGAAGATTGAAGAGAGAAAAAGGAAAGGGTAAAGCTTCAGACCGGAGAAGTAAATTCAAGAAGCTCCAAAACCGCGTCAAGAAAGGATATGACCGTAAAGATGGAGGTGGGAAGTCATATCTTAAAATGCCGGATAAAGTTAGTGAATGGCGTCCTGGCAATGGTTCTCATATTATAGATATTATTCCCTATGATGCCGGTAAGTTGGATAAACTTGTTAATGAAGGGGATCCAACTTATACTCTCGAAGTTCATATTCATAGAGGAGTAGGCCCTTCCGAGGAATGGTATGTTTGCCCACAAGAAATGACTGGAAAGCCTTGCCCTATTTGTGAGCATAGGAAAAAGTTGCGCGATCAGGGCGCTGATAAGGATAAATGGAAAGAGTTATTCCCGAAGAAAAGGAATCTATATAATATTGTTTGTTATGATAGCCGTGAAGAAATAAAGAAAGGAGTTCAAATTTGGAACGTTCCTTATTTTTACTTTGAAAAAAGTCTTCTGGCAATTGCTAAAAAGCCACAGCGAGCAGGGTCGAAATCAAAGGTTGAACCGTTTGTTCCCTTTAGTGATCCTGATGAAGGGAAGTCAATTAATTTCACAATTGAAAAACCAAAAAGCAAAGATGATTTTCCTTCATATGTTGGTCATTCCTTTGAAGATAGAGATTACGAAATAGAAGATAAGATTTTGGATGCGGCAGTTTGCCTTGATGATCTTATCGTTATTGAAGATTACGATACTATTTCAGAAGCCTATTGGGGAAGTGAAGGGGAAAAGTCTTCGCGTCGTAGTAAACGTGGTAAAAAATCTGATGCTGCAAATGTTGATGAATTGCGGGATCTCCTGGATGAGGTAGAAGATATTGACGATTGGGATGACCTCGAAGAATTCATAGATGAAAATAATATTGAGGTTGGTGATGACGAAGATGAATTAGAAGATCAGTTTGATGACGAAGATGAATTGAAAGAAGCAATTATTGAAAGCCTTGAAGAAGCAATTGAAAATGCAGAAGAAGATGAAAAACCTACCCGTTCAAAAAAACGTTCAGGCAGTCGTAGTAAGGATAATGAATGCCCTGAAGGTGGTACGTTTGGGGAAGACATAAATGAGTTTGATGAATGCGAAGATTGCAAATTGTGGAACGCTTGTTTAAAGGCAAGCAAGAAGGGACGTTCGCGTCGGCCTCGTAGATAATCTTTGAAGAGGAAAGGGGGAGTAAAAACTCCCCCCTGATTTTTTATTTCTACAAGAGGAATAATAATGGCGAGAGTAATAAAGAGAAGGAAAAGAGTAATAAAGAGAAGGAAACTCGATTCTGTAAGTCGTGATATTTCAGGTAGAAAAATTAGCAGAAGAAAAGAACGAGTGGATTTTATTTCTTCGGGTTGTGCAACTTTAAACTTAGCTTTATCTGGCCGTATCGATGGTGGATGGGCGAGAGCGCGAGTTGTTAATGTTGTTGGTGATGGCAGTAGTGGGAAGACATTACTTGCGCTTGAGGCAGCTTTTTGGTTTTTCAATAATATGATTGGAAGAAAAACAAAAGTATTTCCAAAGCCTGTTAAGAAGATCCATATCGTTTTTGATAATATTGAAGGCGTTATGGATTTTCCTATCGAAGAAATGTATGGCGAAGATTTTGTTAAGGCTGTTGAATGGAAGCGCTCCAGAACGATAGAAGCAATGGGTTCAAACACAAAAAAATATTTGAAGTTAAGTCGCAAAAAAGGCGTTGCTGTTCTTTATATTGTAGATAGTTGGGATGCCTTAGAAGCAAGGGCAGGACTTGAACGTATAGAAGATGCAATGGAAAAGGAAGATGGAGCAGTGAAAGGCTCTATGAATACTGAAAAGCAAAGATATGCTTCGCAGTATTTTGGACATATGTCAGGAGAAATGGAAGGTTGTGATTTTACTCTTTTCATTGTAAGTCAAGTTCGAACCAAAATAGGTGTCACCTTTGGAAAGAAAACATACCGAGCCGGCGGAAAGGCTTTGGATTTTTATACTCATCAAGTGGCATGGCTGCGTGAGGTAGAAAAATTAAGCAAGGTGCGAAAGGGAAGAAAAATTGTTTTTGGAATCCGCAGTGAAGCTAAGGTTGAACGAAGTAAAGTTGCTAAACCATTTAGGGATGCAGAATTTACTATCCTCTACGATTATGGCTTAGATGATATCGGTGCTTGTTTGAGATTCCTTTATGGTCCAAAAGAAAAAACAATCAAGTGGGACGGGGAGAAGTTTAAAACTCGAAAGCAGCTTATTAAATATATCGAAGATAATGATAAAGAAGATATACTGCGACAAGAAGTTCAGAATGAATGGGATAGCGTTGAAGATCATTTTATTGCAGAAATAAGGAAGAGAAAACCGAGGTATTAAAATGGAAAGAAAATCCATTGAAATAAAAGCCGGAAAGAAATATAGGATTTTCTGGAGAGAAAAACACCATGAAAATAAAATAATTCATATTCTTGGGATCTTCGACAATGATTGGGTGGCTTTTAAATATTATTACGGTTCGAATTGGCGTTACGAATTTAATAACAAAAGTTATTTAAAATTGCTTTTTGAAGATGGGATTTTAAAAAAGATATGAGAAAAATACGCCGAAGAAAAAAGAATATTGAAAGTGAGACACGCCTTATTTTTGATGGGAATGCTTTGGGCTATGCTGCGTTTCACGCTTATGGTGATCTCGAAGATGATCTTGGAAATCCAACTGCTGTCATCTTCGGCTTTATACGTTTAATACTTGCCATACAAGAAAAATTAAATGGAGATGAGTGGATTTTTTGCTGGGATTCTCGAAAGAGTTTCCGTAAAGATATTTATCCACAATACAAGGCAAGCCGTGAAGAAAATAAAACTGAAGATGAATTGGCAAAAAGAAGATCGGCACATGAACAATTTACAAAACTTCGAAAGGAAGTAATTCCTGCTCTCGGTTTTGCGAATAATTTTATTTCCCCTGGATACGAAGGGGATGATCTTATGGCGGCAATTCTTGACGATGTTGATCCATATAAAAATATTCTTTGCACTTCTGATAATGATATGTTTCAATGCTTAGATGATTGTGATATTTATCATTTAGCAACGAAGAAAATGTTTACAAGAAATGATTTTATGAAGAAGTTTAAAATTTGGCCTGAGCAATGGGCTGAAGCGAAAGCAATTGGTGGATGCAATGGTGATGGCGTATTTGGGATAGAAGGAGTTGCTGATCCCAAAAAGAATACAAGCAAAGCATTGAAGTATTTGAATGACGACCTTAACAAAGGCATCATTTTAAACCGTATAGAAAGCACTGAGGGGCAAGAAATTATCAGAAGAAATTTAAGACTCGTAAAGTTACCCTTTGAAGGTAAAACACCTATAAAATTTAAATTAGGGCCAAATGAACTTTCAAAAGAAAAGTTCGAAGAAGTTTTTGAAAAGTATAGATTCATATCGTTATTAGAAAAAAAGATGTTTCAGCGTTATATCAAAGCCTTTAAAATTAAGGATGGAGGAGAAAATGGCAGGACTATACGAAGAAGGAAGAAGTGAGCCGGTAGAAATTGATTTGAAAATTGTTCACCTAACTGATTCTGCTGTTTTACTTTCAGATGATTCATTAGAGGAATGGTGTCCATTATCTCTCATAGAAGATGGAGATCAAATAACAAGGAAAGATATTGGCAGAACGAAATCTTTGACTATTGAATCGTGGGTGCTTATAGATAAAGGATGGATATAATGAAATCGCAATTTGAATCTGAATTTTTTCTTGATGATTATTTTAGCATTCGAAGACAAATTGCTCCGGCAGTTCATTGGGAAAGAATAAAATCCGAGTTAAATTATCTACGAAATGAATTGGAAGACTTAAAGGAAATTTATTGTATTAATAGTGACTGCGAAGATGAGGAGCAATAATGGCAAAGGGTTCAGGATTTGAAAGGGATCAGTGTAAGGAATGGAGTAGGTGGTTTTCTTCTGGTGAATCTGCTGATATTTTTTGGCGTACTGAAGGGTCAGGTGGTCGTGCTAAAAACAGATCAAAGTCATTAAAGAAAAAAGATCCAGAACGAGCCAAGGCATTGTTGAAATATAGTTATGGAGACATGACTTTTATTTTACCCGAAGGTGAAGACTTGATTGCTTCAATACTCTTCGAATTTAAGCGTGGTTATTCTGCCGGAAGAAAACTCAGCAATGAAATTTTGGATCAGCTTGTCTATCAGATTGCGAAAGATTCTCGTAAGTCATCATTGACTTCTGAATGGCGTAAAAAATATGCGAATAAAATTCGGGCGATTTTTAAAAAGACAAGGGTGACAAGTAATCTCATAAGCATACTTGATTTTGTTGATGGGAAAGAAAAGAAAAGACCGCCGAAACTTTTGGAATGGTGGATAAATGCCGAAGAAGAAAAGAAGGAAGCTCAAAGAAATCAGGTTGTCCTTGTTTTACGAAGGGATGGAAAACAGCCTGTAATTTTCGTAGATGAAGTATTTGGAAAAAATCTTTTCAATTATTGTGATGGCTTCAATAAATTCTGCTATGGAATTATCAAATGTGGTCCATACAATTTGATGTATTTTAGGCAAGAAGATTTTTTTAAATCCATACCTCCAAAAGTATTTTTAAAGGTCGCAGAAAAACGAGCCATGTTCGAAAGATTAAATAATCCAAGAAAAATCAAAAGAAGAAAATCTTCATAAAATTACTTTGATTTTGAAATAAACTTGTTATAATATTAAAAACAAACGCCAATAAAAGGTTTTAAAAATGTTTAATGATTTTCAGAAAATCCTTATTATCGCACCTCATGCTGATGATTGTGAAATCGGTTGTGGTGGAACAATTGCAAAACTCGTATCAGAGGGGAAAGACGTTTTATGTGGAGTTTTTTGTACTGTTCCAAAAGTGCTTCCTAATAGTGAATTAAATCAAACGTCCTGGTATCAAGAGCAAATAAAGGCTTCAGAAATTCTTGGAACTAAAGTTTACTTTTTTCAAAAAGCAATTTACGAAATGCGAATGTTGCCAAGTTATAGGCAAATAATTCTGGAAGACCTTGTTTTATTGAGAAAAAGATTTGAACCTGATGTTGTTATTATACCTTCAACGTTTGATCTTCATCAGGACCATCAGACAGTTTGCCATGAAAGTATTAGAGCATTTAAAAAATATAGTATCCTTGGCTATGAAATGGATTGGAATCAAATAGGTTTACATCAATCTCAATTGTATGTAGAATTATCAGAAGAAAATATTCAGAAGAAAAAGGAAGCAATAGCAATCTTTGAGTCACAGACTTGGAGAACATTTTGCGATCCAGAAATAGTGGAAGCAAATGCGCGATGCGCTGGATTACATATTGGCTCTAAATATGCAGAAAAATATGAGGTGATCAGATGGATAAGTCGATAGCAATTTGGCAAAAGTATCCGAAAGAAATTATGGATCAAAGACTGGAATTTACGAAGCAAAGACTTCGCCCTTTGAAGGAAGGAATTGGAAGGAATTGTACTATTGGACCTGAAGTAAAGATAGGTAAAGGGTGTGAAATTCGTAATAATGTTGTCATCCTTGGTCGAGTTACTATTGGTGATCATTGCTTAATAAGAACAGGAGCGGTAATTGGTGAAGATGGATTTTCTGTAGAACGTGATGGCGAAAGAATTTTAAGGGTCGTGCATACAGGGGAAGTAGTAATTGGAAACCATGTTGATATTGGATGTTATACTGTTATCAATAGAGCTACCGTAAATCGAACAACCATAGGTGATTATACGAAGATAAGTCATCGGGTAACAATAGGACACAATAATCATATAGGAAAAAGAGTAATAATAAATTTAGGAACATTACTTGCCGGAAGTGTTATTGTGAAAGATGATGTTTTTATTGGCTATCAAGCTACTGTTAAAGGTAAGTTGACAATCCATGAAGGCGCATTAGTCGGAATGTGTTCATGGGTTACGAAAGATGTTCCACCTGAAGTAATTGTAGTCGGGCGTCCAGCTAAATTTTTAAGGAGAGTAGAAGACGGATACCATGAAAGGAGGTAGTTAACGGTATTTAATGGGCGAATTTTGTTTACTCACTAACACTAAAGGAGAAAAAGAAAATGGCAAAAGCTACCACCAAGGCGAAAGCTACCAAAGGAAAGAAGACTAAGGAAAAGAAAGAAAAGAAAGTTGAACCTGTTTTTGAAAATGCTTCTACCGCAGAAGAAATGCTCGAAGAAATGCAGGATGTCATTGATGAGATGGAAGAAGCAATTGAGGAATGGGATGAACATGAAGGGACTAAAAAGCGTTCATCTGAAATTCGGAAGTATGCTCAGCATGTTACCAAAATGGCGAAGGGCATTCGCGTTCATGTTCAAAGTGTGAAGAACGCAGCGAAAGCTGATAAGATGAAGAAAGCCACGAAAGATAAAGGCAAGAAAGGAAAGAAAAGTAGCAAGGGCAAAAAGAAGAAGTAGGGGGATAACTTCACGCTTGCTCTAAGACGAGCCTGTGAGTCATCCCTGTAAGGGAAGAGATACTTTAGACTCACAGGCTTTTTTATTTTCCCCACCCACTCAAGGCTTTCCATGTCATGTTTAAAAGACTCACTATAAAATTCTTCCAATCCCATCGTAATTCTATTTTAAATTTTTCTCCTTTTTTCAATTGTATTTATGGAGAGAATTGTCATGGGAAAACTGCTATCTTTCGCGCAATCATTTGGCTTAAAGAGAATAAACCTATTGGATTAAAAAATTCATGGTTTTCAAAAGGCGAACCTACCGAAATTAGTATTCTAACTGGCGAAGATATTCTTATTGAATTTCATAAACAGAAGAAAACAACCTATAATATCACTGGTTATCCTACACCTTTTAATCCTGGTCGTGGTTCGCTGAAAGAAGTCGAAGAGATTTTAAATCTTGGAGAGATGAATATTCAGCGCCAATTACAACCAACTTTCGTAATAACAGAAACGCCTGGAAAGATAGCTCAACGTTTAAATAAAGTTATCCAAGCAGAAGATGTTGATTCATGGGTTTCGGAAATTTCAAAGCAAATAAGGGACAATGATAAAAAGATAAAATTTTTAAAAAACGATAGGGCTGAATTGAGAGAACAATTACGTTCGATACCTGATTTGAAATTGGTGAAAGATAAGATAGAGAAAATCCATAGGTTGGAAGATTTACTTAACAAGAAGGAAGAAAAACTTGGCTCCCTAAAGAAAGCTCGCAAGGAATACAAAGGCATTATAAAAGATATAGGCCAAATGCCTTTGGCAAAAATAAAACGCAAATATGAGGCAATGGTAAAGGATGCAGCTATACTTGAAAGATATGAAGAGTTATCAAATTGCCTTGCAGAATATAAAAAAATAGGAAATCAGTTAATTAGTCTTGAAGAAGAAAAATCTATGACAAGGAGGGATTATAATAAATTTTATCGAATGCTTGATGTCTGTCCTACTTGCGGAAGTAAGCTCGATGAAAAGAAAAGAAAACATTTAATCAAGGAGAGAGGAAATGGAAAGGACGAGAAGTAAAGTCAATTGGATTGCTCCTTCAACCCCTCATTATAAACATTTGGAAAGATGTGGGAGGGCCTGTTACCAGACACATGATACGACTACGGAATATAGTCATCTACGTTTTGTTCGTAACATTGTTTCCAGGAAACATTGGAGCGTTTTAGAGCATGGAGTTTTTGTTTTTAAAATTTCTCCTGTCTTTTTTTGTTACCTTAAAGATATCGAAGATCGACGTTTTATCAATATTACTTCGAATGATAAAAAAACTCGTTTTCTTGCTTCTGGTTCTTTTCGTGCTTGGATGGAATTGGCAGATCGAACGGGCAATATGGCAGATCGAACGGGCAATATTGCTGCACTCAAGGCTTGTCAAGTCATTAGTCGTTATGCTCCAGATATTTTTGGTCGTTTTGCTACGATTGAAAATAAATTTTCAAAAGATGATTGCGATATTAATATTCCATTTTTAAAAACAGGTATTAGTTTTCATGAATATGTAACTCATAAACATTATACGGTTTCAGTGAATACAAACCGTGGCGTCACACATGAGTTCGTAAGGCATCGGCCATGTGCTTTTTCTCAGGAAAGCACTCGTTATGTTCGGTGTGATGAAAATAGCGAAAATTTTATTGAACCTGTTTTTTGGAAAAAATGGGATGGCAAAACTCGAGAAGTTTGGGAAGACCATATGCTTGAAACACAGGAAAGATATCGATTCCTGAATGGTGAACTTGGCTTGCCATATCAAGAAGCGAGAGAGATTTTACCAAATGCTTTGAAAGCGGAATTGGTAATTACAGCAAGCCTTGCGGAGTGGCTTCATATTCTTATTTTGCGATCTGGAAATACTGCTCATCCTGAATTTAGAAAACTCGCAACTGAAATCTGGGAACTTTTTCTTGAAGAAGAGGATAACATTTTTAATGAGTGTTTTTGGAAAATGAGAAAAAAATATGATAATGTATTTTATTCTAATCAATATGAATGGGAAGATGTAATAGAGCCAATTTAACAAATTTAAATTTCGGGGATAGATTTACTTTGATCCTCAATGCCTATGGTGCCGCCTCAAAGTAAATTGAAAAGGGATAGTCCTGCTTCTATCCTCTTCCCCGATCCCCATTTTGAAAAATAAATAAGAAAGTAAAAAATGGATTTGATAATTCTTGGCGATATTCATCTTCTTGAGAAAAACCCAATTGCTCGTAAAGATGATTTGACTTCAACACAATGGGTAAAATTAAAACAAGTCTTTGAACGAGCGTGGCTTCAACATCAAAGTAATGGTGCAATCGTTTGTATTCCAGGTGATTTTACAGATAAGCCACGATCTTGGAATTTACTTCGAGAGATAATACGCTTTTTGAAATTCTACCAATTGCCAGTCCTTGCCGTATTTGGACAGCATGATACTTATATGAACAGTAGTAAATTGAGGCCTTATACAAACTTAGGAATGTTAGCTGAATTTGATTTGGTAAAAATTCTTGGAAGTAAACCTTTATCATTAGGTGAATATGATTTTTATGGTGCTTCATGGGGAGAAGATATTCCAGAAATAGAAAATCCAAATAAAGTAAATGTATTATTGACACATCGTTCTATAGCAGAAAATCCATTATATCCCGGCCACAACTATATCGATGCAGAAGACTTTTCAGAAGAACATGACTTTGACATTATTATTTGTGGAGATATTCATCGCGAATTTATTATACAAAATTGTTGGAGTAATTGGATAGTAAATGCTGGACCATTATTAAGAAAAGAAGCAACGAAATATAATTTCTCTCATCTTCCTTGTTTCTATATTTATTCAAAAAATAAATTTTTCAGGACGAGTGTATCCTCTCAAAGAGGATTGAAAGTTTTAAGTCGAAAGCATATGGTTAAAGAAAATGAGATGCTTGTAGAACATTTTGATATTGAAATAAATGAAGATGAAGAATTAACTTTCAAACAGGAATTGCTTTTGGTTATGCAAGAGTTCGAAGATGAATTTGAAACGGAATTTGTCATAGATATATTGGGCAATATAATGGAGGTGAAGGATGGTTGATATATTAAGGAAGATAAAAAGAATAAAAAATGAATTGGAAGATATTTCTGCTGAACATAAATCGGCAGAAAAAGAAAAAGAGAAAATTGAAAGAATACTTATTTCACTTGGAGTAGATAATCCGGATTTGGATTCGATAGATGAAGAGATTGAAAGGGTTGAGAGAAAAATTAAAAGTATAATTTCCAAGATTGAAAATACCATTGAAGATGTTGAAAAAATCTTGAGGGGTAGAAATGTTACAGATTGAAAAAGATTATGAACGCTTAATTGGTAGGCGTGATAGAATCTTTGAAGATATGAAAAAGGTTAGTCTTCAAATTCATCAAGCAAAAAAGAAAAGTGTTCATTTATTTTGGGCGAAAAAGTTTTTACTCCTCACAGTAGAAAGACGCCAAAAAAGGATCAGCAATGCCGTTGAAAATTTAATAACTGAAACTTTAAGGAAGATATTTCCTGATAGGAATTTTACTTTCAAACTTATCTTTGAACAGAAACGCGGGAAGATTGAATGCCGTCCTGTAATTATGGATGGCAGGAAAGAACATAATCCCGAAGATGATTTGGGCGGTTCAATTCTTGATATTATAAGTATGGCCTTTCGAATTATTTTATGGAAGATGGATAGACCAAAAAAGAGAAATGTCATAATCCTCGATGAACCATTCAAATGGCTCGGCAAAGGAGAGAAAAGAGAAATGGCAGGTCGAATGCTTTATGAATTGAGTCATACTTTGAATGTTCAAATAATTCTTATAACGCATGAACCTGAGCTTATGCGTTTCGCAGATAAGAGTTTTCAAGTTGTGCATAATGGGATAGAGTCTCAAGTTTTCTCTGAAAGAAAAATCAAAAGAAGATAACATATAATTTTTAATTTCAAATGGTGGAGAAGATAATGAATGTTGCTGAAGAATTATGCAAAATGGGGAAAGATGGATGGCGATGGAAAGCAAACAATGATCCTCATACGCCTGGATGTGAATTTTGTATTCTTGCTTATATTCCGCATATTCATAGGGTTTATGGGTACGGCTCAACACCGGAAGCGGCATTTACTATGTTGAAAGAGCAAATAGGAAAAAGAGAAAAAGTAATTCAACAGGTCAAAGATGAAAACGAAGCACATGAAAGAGGAGGGTGAAATGTTGAATTTTGTTATGCTTGGAGTTGCCGGATTTGTTGCTCCAAGACATTTAAAGGCAATCAAAGCAGTTGGTGGAAATCTATTGGCAGCAATGGATCCACATGATTCGGTTGGAGTTCTTGATAGTTATTTTCCTAATTGCGCTTTTTTTACCGAGTTTGAACGCTTTGATAGATATTGCGATAAACTAATAAGAGAGGGTATTCCTATTGACTTCGTTACAATATGCTCTCCAAATTATCTACACGATGCCCATTGTCGTTTTGCTTTGAGAAATAACGCTGAAGCAATTTGTGAAAAACCTTTGGTAATTAATACCCGAAATATTGATAGCCTTATTGATTTGGAAAAAGAATTTGATAGGAGAATAAATTGCATAATGCAATTGAGACTTCATCCTGATTCTCTTCGGGTAAAAACGAAGTATCGAAATCGCTCATCTGTTTTTGTGAATGTAGAATATAACGCTCCGCGAGGATTATGGTATAACTATTCATGGAAAGGTATCGAAGAAAAATCGGGTGGCCTTGCTACTAATATAGGAATTCATATCTTTGATTTACTTGCATGGTTTTTTGGTAAGTGTGAAAAAGTTTCAGTTCTCGTAAAGCAGGAAAATACTTTGATGTGCAATCTTCGTTTTGAAAGATCAAATTGTGAAATTCTGCTTTCTACTGAAGGGGATAAACCTGTAAGAATTTTTCAAGTTGGAGAGGATCTTCTGGATTTCACTCAGGCAATTACGAATTTACATACTCTTTCGTATGAAGAGATATTGAATGGAAATTCTTTTAGACCACAGGATGCAAGGGAGGGTATAAGGATAACAGAATTAATTAGGGAGTTTTAAAATGTGGAATCCAAGTATTTGCGGCAAAGATGTTAAATATTATGAACCTTTAAATGTTTATGGAGGAGAAATTGGAAATAGATGTATGATTGGTGCTTTCGTAGAAATTGGACCCGAGGTAGTAATTGGAGATGATTGTAGGATTCAATCAGGTGCTTTTATTCCACAAGGTGTAGTAATTGGTGATTCCGTCTTCATTGGTCCAAATGTGGTTTTCACCAATGTTAAAAAGCCAAAAGCAAAAGTAAAACAATTCTTTCAGAAGACAATTGTTGGAAATGGAACTGTGATTGGTGCTAATGCTACGATATTGCCAGGAATTATTATTGGAAATTTTTCTACCATAGGCGCTGGAGCAATTGTTACAAAAAACGTTCCACCTCATTCTATAGTTATTTCACCTGAGGCGAAGATAATCAAAAGTGCTTTACAGAATAAATCATGAAAGGAGAATTAAAAAAATGGAAAGAACAAATAACTTTGATCGAATGGGGGATTGGTGCAAATTTTCTGCTCATATGGTTGATAATTATTTAGCTCCGGTAGTGAAGAAATATGGGGCTGGAGGTATGTTTAATGATTTACTTCATTATACCGGCCTTCGTGTTATATGTTGGAATATTCTCAAATATGCTCTTCGGTTGTGGACTGGAACAGGTAAACCGAAAGACTTTGAAAAAATTGCGCACTATTCCCAAATGGGATGGACACTTAAAAATGAATTGGATTTGCAAGCTCCATTTTTTAAATCAGAAGATCCAGATCATGAATTTTTTATTTTGCGTGGATCCGAAAAAGATGAAGAAAAAGATGAAGCAGAAAAAGCCATTATGGAATTGATGAATGAATTTCTTAAAAAGGAAGAAATGATAAATGAAATTAATGAAGCTCTCAAACTTCCGGTTAAGATTAAAAAGGAAGTAAAAGGACCAAAAGATGAAGCATGGTATCGAAGATCATCTATGAATAAAATTCATAAGATAAATTCTATTTCTATGAGAAACCATCAGAAGGAAGTAAATCGCTTTTGGGAATATTATTGTAATTTCATCTTTAATGAAAGACGTTCTACTGAATTTAAAAATTTGCGTGGTTATTTTTTTGAAAAATTTCTTTCAAAGATGGAGTAATTTTTTATGTCTTTCCAGGAGAGAGTTTGTCGGGCAGCAAAGATTGAAGGCTTCAAAGATGATTATGATTTCTTTCGCTTTTATATTTTGCAAGGTTATCGTCTTGATACGATCTTAAAACATCTTCAATGGGTTCATTCTATCTATCTTTCATATGCAGGAGCTTATAAAGCATATGGACACGTTTATTCTGCTTTCATAGCGGAAAGAAAAAAGATGGAGAAGAAAATAAAAAAACCCACTTCAAGTTATCGTAAAAAATATGATAGTAAAAGAAATAGGATAACAAATTGTAAATGTCCTTTAGGGTATAGTAGCGTATCCAATGCCATTAGGTATTTACGCGGTCATGGACTTACGGAAGAAGAAATAGCAAGGACTTTCGGAGTATCTGTTAAGACGTTTTCCAGATTAAAGCGGCAGTATAATATTTCCCCACCTGTTAAGAATTAACAAAAAGTATTTTCTTATTTAAAAGCAGTAATTTACAGGTAAAGTGATAGTCAAATTTACTTTTACTTTTTTTGCATCTGGATGCTATCCCTTTATCAATTTAATTTAATAATGTAAGAAAAGATAAAAATCACCTGTATTTACAAATTGTTAATTGCTTCTTTTGTTTGGGCGGAAACGGAGCAGTAATGAAAAAGATCATCTCGGTTATTCCACAACTCAAGCGCTCAAAACATTTTGCGGGAAGAAAAAGTTGGGTCGATTATTTTATGGCTCAAGCGTTTTTGGCAGCAGAACAATCCACTTGTCTTCGTAGAAAAGTCGGTGCTGTAGCGGTAAAAGAAAAAAGAATTATCGCAACGGGATTCAATGGTCAAGTAAGTGGAACTGTTCATTGTAAAAAATGTTTACGCGAAGAATTAGGAATCCCTTCAGGTCAGCGGCAAGAAATATGTCGCGCCCTCCATGCCGAACAAAATGTTCTTATCCAATGCGCAAAGTATGGCCCTCCTATCAAAGGCGCAATTATCTATCAAACAACTAAACCTTGCATCACCTGTTTTAAAATGCTTTTAAACGCTGGAGTTGAAAGCATTATTTATGAACATGATTACCCTGATGAATTTACAAATATTGAAATGTCAACCTGTGGATGGATGAAGATAAAAAGGGAAGATAATTTTTTCTGTTTACAACCGAGACCTGAATTTAAATTTACGGTGATGTGTGATGCTCAGTAAGAAAAAAGTATTAATAGGTGGAAGTCGTTCTATTTATGATCCGCGTGAATTGATTATAGCATTCAAAATAGTTTATCATGATGGGACATTTTTAAAAGATAGAAAAGAAATTGGAACAGTTATTTCGGGCGGAGCAAGGGGAGTCGATAAGATGGGAGAGACTTTTGCTTCGCGTAATGCGATTAGTCTTATTATATGTCCTGCAAATTGGCAGCGAGAATCCAGTAGAAATTCGGTCAGTGAGGCGGATTGCGGTGTTTTACTTTGGGACGGTATTAGTCATGGAACACTAATGTTGATCGAAGAATTTACTTTGCAGAATAAACCATTTTACGTTCATTACGCGGTTCCAACGGCTTCATATAAAAATAAAGACATTGAAGATTTTTTGAAGGAGAATAAAAATGCCTGAGGAGAAAGTGAAGCCGCAGAATTGTGAAACGTGTCACTTTGATAAAGATGATTGTGGAATGCCCGTACCATGTTGTGAGGTTGAAGATTACTTCGGAAAAACGGTTGACAGTTTAAGGGCTGTTGCGAAAACTTTTCTTGTAGCACAAACTCAGCTTATGAGAACGATAGAAAAATCAAATAATGATCTTGAAAGGGCGATGCGTACAATTACTTTGAAAGAGGAAGCGTTCAAAGATTCAGTTGGGCAACTGAAAGACGCTTGCAATAATTGCATAGGAAAGAAAGAAAAGGAATAGCGATAAAATTTTAATTATAAGGAGGATGAAAATGTTTCGCCGCAAATTAGATATTCCAGGTCAACTAAAAACAGAAAAAAAGAAAAACCCAATTGAAGAGGAAAAAGAAATCGTAAGGGAGGCTTACCAATTTCAGAGAGAATTAGCACGAGAACAAATAGAAAGTCTTTCAGTTAATTCTTTCACATCGCTCACAACGGCATCAATTGGTTATATTCCAACGGGCAATATTGGTACGAGATAAAAGTATTAAATAATTTCGGGAAGTATATTTCGGGCATATGTAATGTATAGAAATTCCAGTTGAAGGCTTTCAAAATGAGTATTCGTAGAGAAAAGAAAATAGCTAAGGAGAGAGTGAAAAAGGGTATAGGAGAAAAGAAAACCCCTGCCCATGCACCACTCGGCTCGGGAAGGATCAAAAGAAGAAATAAAGCAGAACGAAAGAAGGGAATCAAATTCCTAAAGGAAAGAAGAAAGCAAAAGAGATTTGAGCGCAATATGGAAGCATATGAAATGCGTTTGAAAGGATATAAGTATAAAGATATCGCTGAACGCTTTGGGAAGACTTTGCCGCAGGAGGCTTATCAATGGGTTCAGCAAGCGATGGTAACTATACAGCAGGATACAAAGGAAGACGAAGAAAAAGTAAAGCAATTGGAAATTGATCGTATGGATTGTCTTCTACATGGAATGTGGGATAGCGCAATACATGGACATGTCGGGTATGATAAAAAAGGCAACCGAGTAAAATTTCCTCCAAACCCAAAAGCAGCTGATGCAGTATTAAAGATAATGAAACGCCGAAGCGATCTTCTCGGTCTTGATAAACCGAAAACTACTTTCCTTGGAAACGATGAAAATCACCCACTGATAGAAAACACTGAAGCGAAATTAATTTCTACTTTAACTAATCTTGCGAAGACTTGTCAAAAGGGAAAAGATGAACAGTTGCCTGAAAGTGAAATTACGGCAATGGAAGAAATGGTTCCAATTAAATCTACCAACATTAAAAAGGCAAGCTATAACGAAGAAACGGAAGTACTCACGGTCCAATTTAAAACAGGGAAGAGATATGAATATCTCGATGTTCCACCTAACTTATGGGACAAGTTTATGGCAGCTAAATCCCAAGGAAGTTTCTTCCATAAAGAGATAAGAAGAAAATTTGAATATATCAAAGTAGATTAAGTTTCATCTATTATATAAGGGCCAAACTAAATGAAGAAAAGTATTTTGAAGAATCAAAATGGTTGTTTCAATTTTGATTTCGCAATTATCTTTTGGCTTGGAGCAGCGCTTGGAGCGGCAGTTTCAATTTTCATTTGGGAAATTCTTTGTTGGCTTTTTGAAAGTATGGCAATCATTTTGAAGTAAATAAAAAAGAGGAGGGGAAATGGAAGAGAAAAAGTATCATATCCTTTATGAAGAATTTAACACGATCGATTCACCACCCTTGAGATTAGTTGTTCGAGCGGAAAATAAAAATGAAGCAGAAATGAAAGCAAACAATTACGGCGTTCCAAGTAAACTTATTCAAGAGATAATTCAGGTCTGGCCGGAACCTGAAAAGAAAACCCAAAAAGAAGAAGATGAGGTTTGACAAATGCGCAGTAATTTTTACAGCGTAGGAAGTGGAGCTCAATTTGATAAAACCTCTCAAAGTAAAGTATATGAAAGAAAAAAGATTGAAGATCATCTGGAGGAAAAATTCGGGCTGACAGAAAAAGAGAAAACCGAAATTCAAATAGGTAAACGGCTCGAAAAAATATATCAAGAAGAAAAGATTTTGATTTATTCAGATAACCCAAACGAGGCGCAATTGGGTCGAACAGTTTGTCTTCGCCGTATGCTTAAAGAAATGAGGGAGGGGAATAATGGGCAACGAAGAAAAGATAAATTTTCCTTTGGAGGGGAAAGCAATAATCGAAACGCAGAAAATCTTCGAGAAATTATTTCTTTCGAAATTGCTAAAGGAAGGCTTGATAAAAAACAAAAAAGGGGAAATACGGCAAAGTATAAAAACACCTTATAGAGATAATCTCGGAGATGAATTGGCTCCTTTCCCTCCCGTAGTTTTAGAAAGGAAAGAAAATGCCAATTCCAAATAAAACACCGAAGAAGATAAGACATTTCAGCAAGGAGAAATTTAACAAAACTCAAATGGAAGTATTCAGCATTGCTTTTATGCTGCAAGGATTAGAAATAGAAACATTCAATGACTGTTTAAATTTCCTAATTGAAAATGGAGAGAAATACACTCAGGGCAAGTTTGAAAAAAGAAAAGAATATTTGGAAATCCTAAAACAATTGGGAGAGAATTTCGCACAACTAAAAAACGCATCAAAGCAATTTTATTCCGAAGCTGCTAAACTATACGCCAATGAAGATGAACGTAAGCAAGCATTTTTAAACCTACAGGAAGACCTCAGTGCTTTAAAATAAAGAGTAAAAGAGGGAGAGCAGTAAATGGCAGCAAAAAATAAAACATACAAAGGAACGCTTGTTACGCTCTCAGCAATGGTAGATAAAACAAAACTTTCATACAATGCAATATGTTCCATTTTGAAAACAGTAAATGGAAAACCAATTTATGATCAAAGCCTTGAAAGAGTAATTGGCTTCATAAAAAATGCTACTTTAAAAATCAAAGAAAAAAGAATCGATGCGGAGTTTATTTTAAACGAAGAAGGAATGGAAGAAATAGAAAACAGCCTTCACTATAATTATGTTTCCGCCGGTTATTTGGTAAAAAAATCAGAGTATAATGTAAAAAGTAATTTAAGAATCATTCATGATTGCGAATTGGTTTTCTCTTCATTTCTTTCGTATCCAATAACTTTTGACCAATTAGAAGTTTTACCAAAAGAAAAATTCAATTTAAAATACGAAGAAAAAGTAAATGACAAAAATTATAATCTTTCGTAATAAACAAAGGCAAAGGCAAGCTGAAGCTATAACAGAACACAAACAGAAAAACGAAATGATTATTTCTACAATAGAAAAGCGTTTGACTGGTATGGTTTCAGCTTTAACATTTGAAAGCGAAGATGAACTCAAAAGGTATAAGGAGGCCAAAAGAGAAAAACCTAATGAAGTGCATATAGTAAAGAAGAATATTGAGAGGGGGAAAATAATCAAATATGGATACCGGGAGGATAAGAAAATATTTAAGTGACAGCGGATACTCTTCCTATCAAATAAATAAATATCTCTTCACTCAGGAAAGTGAAAATGCTCTTCGTACGGTAGCAAAAGCGGCATACAGGGATGGCGCAAAACACATGATAGCTTTTATGTTGCGTAAAATTTTTGGTTTCAGTGAGAAGATAATGCATCCAAAAGAAAAACCAACAAACAATCCAGAAGAACAACCTGAAAGAAAAGATTTTAAACAACCATGCGATAAACCTGAAGAACAACCAAAGGGAGAAATTCCTTGCACCTGTGAAGAACATGATATCGTTCATTGGTACACCTCAAAGATAATGCAGGAAGCAAAAATTAAATGACAGCTATACCCAAAAATACGGCTCCAGATTATCAGAAGTATTACAAGGGAAATCCGTTCACCAAAAAGAGTGTGATGCAAATTCTTGTAGAAGAATATGGAGTCGAACAAATTTTAAAAATGTTAACCGAAGAGGAAAGACAACTCCTCTTTTATTGTTGGCGAGTATGGGGTCGCCCGGAGCAATTGTCTCCAACTTGGGAATGGATTGTCTGGATTTACCTTGCCGGACGTGGTAGTGGCAAAACAAGAAGTGGAGCTGAATGGGTCAGAGAACAAGTAAAACGCGGTCATAAAAGAATTGCTTTCGTTGCTGCTACTGCCGCTGATTACCGTGATACTATGGTGGAAGGTGATAGTGGAATACTTGCTATTTCTCCACCGTGGGACATGCCTGATTGGGAGCCTTCAAAGAGGAAAGTCACTTTTAAAAATGGTGCCAAATGTTATTGCTTTTCGGCAGAAAAACCTGATCGTCTTCGAGGTCCTCAGTTTGAAAAAGCATGGTGTGATGAATTGGCCGCATGGGGTCGTTTGCAGGAGACATGGGATAACCTCATGTTTGGCCTGCGTTTAGGAAGTAATCCACAAGCTATGGTGACAACGACCCCTCGGCCTCTTTCATTAATCAAAGAACTCGTAAATGATAGTCGCAATGCAGTTTCACGCGGTAGCACTTACGATAACATCGCAAACTTGGCAGAGAATTTCTTTCGCTATATTATAAAGAAGTATCAAGGAACACGCCTTGGAAGACAAGAAATTGAAGCGGTTATTTTAGAAGATAATCCAAATGCACTTTTCAAAAGAGAACTCATAGATCAGCATAGAATTACTTCAGATCAATTACCTGATCTCGAAGATGTTGTCATTCCTTTGGACCCTGCTGTAACGGACGGAGATAAAAGTGATGATACTGGAATCATACCTTGTGGAATGGCAACAATAGATGATATGGAACATTACTACATTTTAGGAGACTATACTATCCACGGTAAACCTCATGAATGGGGTGAAATGGCTTTGAAGTGTTATAGTCTTTTTCATGCGAATAAAATTGTGGGCGAAGTAAATAATGGCGGAGACATGATAGAGCATGTTATCCGCACTATTAAAAAGAATAAGAAAAAAGGTATTCATGTTTCCGGTTATAACGTACCATATGAAAGTGTTCGGGCAACGAGGGGCAAATGGTTACGAGCCGAACCAATTTCTGCTTTAAGCGAACAAGGAAGATTACATATTGTGGGAAGTCTTCCTAAGCTCGAAGATGAAATGTGTGAATGGCAGCCAGGAGAGAAAAGTCCTGATCGCTTGGATAGTATGGTTTGGGGAATTACTGCTTTGAGCGAAGGCGGAGATAAAATTTTCGTAGCATAAAAAAAATAGCGCCGGATAGGTAATAGCGACATTGGGTTTGACTTCTTTCTGCGGCTGTCAAATCCTGGCTTGCGGTGTCGCAACCTCCTCTAAAAAATCCTGATTCGAAGCATTCCGCCCAAATGTCTTTGACAGGTGATCCGCCTATTCCGGAGGGTGGGATGGCGCGCAGTTCGTAACTGCCGCTGGGAACTAATTTTAAACGGGTCATTTAGGAAAGAAAAAATGTGGAAGAAAATAGTTACAGGAATAGGAACAATAATTCTCATGGGAAGTATTGTTTCTGGATGGGTTTGGGTTGATAGTTATTTTGCCAAAGCAAATATCGTAGAAATCATAGAAGCAAACGCTATCGATATTCGTATCAATACTTTGAAAGACGGCATCCGGTGGTATCAAGATCAAATGGCATATATAATGTCTCGATGCGGAAAAAGAAATCCAGAAGAATTACCGGAACATGCTTATAAAACCTACAAGGATTACGAAGAAAAGAAAAAAGAAATGGAGAGGGAATTAGAAGTTTTAATGCGAAAGAGGAATGGTATTTAAAAAGGAAGGGGAAAGATGAAAATTGAAATTGAGATACCAGATTGGGCAGCTGAAAGGCAATTAACACTTTTGGCAGGAGTAGAATTGGTAGCGCGAAAAAGTCCAAGGGAAGATTACTGGGAAATCAAAGATCAAAGATGTAATTTTTGCGGCATGTGCTGTCATGATTTTCCAACCTCACCATACGGAAATGATGACGAAGGAAGATGTAAAAAAGTTTTCAATGATAATGGCAAATGGAAATGTATGGCTGGAACAAAAAGACCTTATAACTGCTTAATGGACCCATCAGAAGAAGACTTTTGTTGTATCACTTATATCAAAGGGTAAAGTGAAAAAGTATGGGCACATATAACATAGAGTATTTTGAAAATTCCCGGATATTAGATGCCAATGAAGGCGATCTTGGAGCTGGAAATGATAATGAAACTATTGGTTATGTGGATCCCGGAACGCAGTTAATCCTTGCCGTAGCTGTAAGGGAGGGAGCTTGCCGCAAGGCAACAGGAAGCCAACAACTTCGATTGTATTTTGATTGTGATCATACTGGTGATTGGGTAGCAGTCGCTACAGGTCAACATATTATTCCGGGAAGTAATACTTCGCTTGTAGATGGCGCTTCAGTTTCTCAGCATGTAAATACAGGTCCCACAGGGGATTGTACTTCCGGCTTTGAAGCTACAGGAAAAGAAGTTGAAGGCGTAAATACTTCGGATGCTTTCGCAATATCTGCGGATTATTATACAGAAGTTCATTTCGCAATCGACACTACAAATTGCCCACTCAGTGATGATATTACTTTCTGCATTTATAATGTTGATTCCGGTGTAACACTCACCAATTCAGCTGAAACCAGTCTTACTCTCGGAGCAAGCATTTCAATTCGCAATGCCCTAAGTGGTGTTCACATAAATGCTCCAACTGGAAACATAGAGAAAATTCCCACTGACACTTTCAGCTTTACTATTCAAGCCGAAGAAGATGGTGGAACTGCTCCGGCTAATTATATGCTGATCTGGGAATGGGATCAAGGGACTGGTAATTGGCAACAGATTCCAACAAGTGGTTCCGCTTTAACTGCAAACGATACTTGGGAACAGGTCACTGTTACAGGACTACCTGAGAAGACAAGAACAATCACTTGTAATACTCTCGGCACTTATCAAATACGCGGAAGAGTTTCGTATGGTGGTTTAACAAATGGTTTCGTTTCATCTGCTTTAACTGTTTCCGTTGTGGAATCCACTGGAACCACATATCAGGGCGCTTGCGCGGATGGCGTAGATATGTCAGATGTTTCATCTTTACTTCTTACGCTTGGTGCTTTATCTTCTGATGGTATTGATCTTTCTGATATTCCATCTTCCCTTATGAAACTTTATGGAACGGCAGAGGATGGGTTTGATCTTTCTGAATTAATATCCGGTTCCATCCTTCTTCTTGCTTCCTCTTCTGATGGGGTTGTGCTATCAGAAGAAAGATCAATATCCCTTATGTTAAATGTTGATGCCGCAGATGGGATAAGTTTTTCGGAAGCAATCGATGTTATAAAAACTCTTGGCGGCTTTGCGGAAGATGGCGTGGATGTTTCGGATGCAAATTCCGTGATTGCTGCTATCATTGCTTCTGCCGAAGATGGGTTGAGTCTGTCTGAAGATTTGGCAAGGGCATTAATCACCGCCGCAATATCTGAAGATATTGTAGATATTTCAGATATACCATCAAGCATCGCTTCTCTCTTTGCTTCGGTAGAAGATGGAGCGGATCTCAGTGAAGATGTTTCTGGATTTTTAAATCTTTTATCTTCAGTTCAAGATGGGGTATCATTCAGTGAATTAATAGGAAGAGTAGCGACGTATCGTGGTGTTTCTTCTGACGGGATAAGTACGGCTGATGGGGATTCCAATATTGCAAATTTTGTATCGAATGTATTGGACGGTGCAAATATTGGTGAGATTGTATCTTCAATAGCGAAGTTTTTCGTTCAGTCAAACGATGGGGTAAATCTTTCGGATGATTCCAACATTACTCTCAGTCTTCAGGTCGATGCGGCTGATGGAATTACTTTGATTGAGAGCGTTGATCCAATTCAACATTTCGGGGGGATTGCAGAAGATACGATGCGATTTTCTGAAACCCTTCAGGGCCTTGGTTCTTTCTTTGGATCTTCTTCCGAATCCATGAATATATCTGACTATCCCCAAGCGATAGCGGATCTGCTCGTTCAGACGCAAGACGGTTTTACTTCTTCTGATGTTGCTTCTGCGGTTTTGAATTTGGCGGCATTGATAGAAGATGGAGTTGTGATATCTGAAACAATAACTGCTGCAATTATCTTGGGGACAATATCAGCAGCTATTTCTGATGGGATTGATTTTTCTGATCAACCAATAGTGGATGCCTTTTATAGAAGATTAGTTCAAGATGGAACGAAGATATCAGACATCGACAGCATCCTTAAAACATTAAATGGATTGGCAGAAGATGAATCGATTTTTTCAGAAATATCAAGCGCTATTCAAAATATTCTGGCATCATTAGGGGAACAGATTGTTCTTTCAGAAATATCAAATGCTATTCAAAGTATTTTGGTGGCGTCGGAGGAACAGATTGTTCTTTCAGAAATATCAAGTACTATTCAAAATATTTTGGGATCTTCAGAAGAAGAAATTGTCCTTTCAGAAATATCAAGCGCCATTCAAAATATTTTAGGATCTTCAGAAGATCATGCAATTCTTTCAGACATAACGAGTGCTATTCAAAATATTTTGGGATTGGCAGAAGATCACACAATCCTTTCAGACATATCAAACGCAATTATAAGCATCCTTGGTTTGTCGGAAGATGGAACAATAATATCTGATTCCGGATTAATTCATGTTATACGGCATGGAATTTCTTCTGATTCTGCTGATCTTTCCGATGTTTCCTTGGTCCTTGCGGCATTTTCTTCGCTGATATCAAACGGGATTTCTGTTGGAGATATTCCTTCAGCCTTGGCGAAAATCTATGCTTCTTTGGCGGATCAAGTAGCACTTTCAGAGACAATAATATCTGATGTACTCGCTGGAGGAATAATATATGGGTGGTTAGTGGATTCTATCCGAATCTCAGATCAATCAACAAATTGGGCTTCCTTTATTGCGCAGTCAGAAGAAAATGCCGTTATTTCTGAAACGATAAATGGAATTGCTTCTCTGATATCGGAAACTATTGATGGGATTGAATTATCAGAAGCAAATTCTATTATCAAGATGATACTGGCGGAAGCTGAAGATGGTTCTTCGATCTCTGAAGTCATTCAAGGATTGGTGAAAAAGTTCGGTTCTTTGGATGATGGACTTTTGCTTTCGGATATATCTTCCAGATTTGCTTCTCTGATTGTGCAAGCAAATGATTATGCTTTGGTTTCGGATATATCTTCTTCCATTGCTTCATTGATATCCAGCTTGGCTGATGGGGCTTCCTTTTCGGATATCACAGATGGGGTTCGAAGGTATCTTGTCGGGGTTCTGGATGGTGTAGAAATTTCTGAATCTATTATTGGGAGCTTAATTCTTCCTGTCATTTATGGAGTGGTGGCAGATGCTCTCGATCTTGGAGATTCATCTATTCCGACAATTAACTTTCAAGTTCAGTGTTCTGATTCAGCGAGTGTTTCTGATACAACGGCATCAATTATTCAGAAGATTGGAACGGTTTCGGAGATATTCAAGTTAAGTGATATTGTAGTTCATTATCTTCCAAATGGAATCGTGAAGGTATCTGTTAGTTCAAAAAGAGCAAACATAATCATCACGGTCAGTAGGCCGGATGTAAATATAACGGCCAGAACGGAATAACAAAAAGTTGATTCCGGCATGTGTATTAAACCAATGAAGTAAATAAGAAAAAGGAGAAGAAGAATGAAACAAGGAATGAGAGTCGGCGGTGTTTTTACGGTTAAATGTTTTGGCCCGGATGGGAAATTGAAGTGGGAAGATATTGCGAAGAATTTGATCACTAACGAAGGCTTGGATCACATTCTTGATGTTCTTCTCACTGGATCCGGGGAAAGCCAAGTTGATCCGTGGTATGTCGGTTTGAAAAATACCGGCACTCCGGCGGCTGGAGATACATTGGCTGCCCATGCAACGTGGACGGAAAATGCCAACTACACCGGTGACCGGAAAGAATATGTTGATGTTGCTTCTTCCGGTCAAAGTATTACCAACGCGGCCAGCAAAGCTTCATTTTCTATCGACACCAACTCCCAGACGATTGCTGGAGCTTTTCTTTGCTCCGCCCAGACCGGCACATCAGGTATTCTTCTTTGCGTGGCAGATTTCACCGGCGGTGATAAATCGGCGGATAGCGGAGATACTCTGGAAGTGACCTATGTTATCTCAGCTGCGGATGATGGATCCTAATTAACTTCAGAAGAAAATTCTTTCGTTAATTGATAAAAATAAGGAGCAGGGGAAATGGCAATAAAACTTGAAACGTCTGCACGAGAAGAGGGAACTTACGTCATCACTTGTTCTTTTACAGATGAAGAAGGACAGGATGTCGTTCCAAATAATAATCTTGTTTGGACTTTGAAAAATCGTGCAGGAGAAGTAATCAATGAAAGAGAAAATATATCCATTTCCCCTGCTACTTCTATCACAGTAGTATTGTATGGAAACGACCTTTTACTTCCAGATGAAAAAGATTTCTTTCGTATATTTTTAATAGAAGGAACTTATAATTCTTCACTTGGAAATGACTTGCCAATTAGGGAAGCAGCAGAATTTCCAATATCCAATATTTAAATTGACTTCCATTGTTTCCACTTAAATTTTGGAATGGGAACAAATAACTTTTAAAGAAAATAAAAGAACGAGTGGGAACATTAAAGGAGAGAAACAATGGGAATCATTTCTACCGTTCGTGATTTATTTACACGAAATATGGCATTCAGTGATGCTTATGTTGCAAAAATGGGACAGCCTAAATTTAAAAGCTGGAGCGTTCAAAAAGCAGTCAAAGACGGCTATATCGCTTCAGGATGGGTTTATCGTGCTGTCCGCCTTATTACTGATGCTGCCAGTTCCGTTCCATGGAAAGTAATGGGCGAAGATGGAGAGTATATCTCTGACCATCCTCTTCGAAGACTTTTTAAATATCCTAATCCGCATATGTCTTCGCGCCAATTGATGCGGTTAATAATTTCATGGCTTGAACTGAGCGGGAATTCTTATCTTTATAAAAACAAAATAGGAATGTCTACGAAAGAGCTTTGGCCTATTTCTCCCGACCGGATTGCTCCAATGCCTTCAAAGACAATAGATGAATGGCTCAAAGGCTATGCCTTGGATGGGAAAAATGCTATCGCATATGAGCCAGAACAAATTATTCATCTAAAATTTATGGATCCTGGAGATCCTCTTCTTGGAATCTCTCCTCTGGAAGCGGCACGTCGCGCGGTAGATGTTGATGTGGATCAACAAGGATGGACGAAATCTGCGATGCAAAATCGCGGTGTTATGGATGGCATTTTTTCTTTTGAGAAAACTTTCAAGAATATGAAAGAAGCGGATGAGGTAAGTGAACGATTAAATGAACGTTATGCAGGAAAGAAAAACGCAAGGAAGATCGGAGTAATTGGCGGAAAAGCAAGTTATAACAGGATAGGCATGACGGCTATTGAAATGGATTATATGAATAGTCGTAAATTTAACAGGGAAGAAATTCTTATCATCTTCGGCGTTCCGCCTATTTACGCTGGAGCAATGGAAAGATCAACATATAATAACTACACAACAAGTGAACTCGTTTTTTGGTTTTCTACTGTCATTCCTCTTCTGGATGACATATCAGACATGCTTAGTTTTTCTCTTCAAGATGAATTGGCAGATGGAGAGAAAATAGCGGCAGATATTTCCCAGGTTCCTGCTATCCGTATGGCTATGGAAAAGAAAGCACAAACGGCAAAAGTCCTACATGATATGGGTGTTCCTTTCGAACAAATAAATCGCGTTTTCGAATTTGGTTTCGAAGAATTTGAAGGTTGGGATAAATCTCTTATTAATACTTCGACTAAAAATAAAAAGGAAGAAGTTAAAGAACTCATAGATACAAAGGAAGGTCGTGCAGCATTAGTGCAAATTATAAATGCGGATGGTAATTTTATCAAAGCAAGTGAAAATGGAGTGCGCTCATTGCCGCTTGATTTAACTAATTCAATGCGTTCAATAAAAAAAATTAATAAGTTTACTCTCGTAGAAAAAAGAAATTTCGAAGATGAAACAATTGAAAGAGAAAGAATTATCAAAGAGGAGATAGCTCCTAAAATTATTAATATCTTCGAAGACACTCGTGATGAAATTGCAGAAAGCATGGCAAGGACGGGGACAGATAAAGTAAAAACGGCTCAAGCTATTATCTTCGACCATTCAAAAGATTTCGAAGATGTTTTGCGCGAAATCTATATGGATTTTGGTTTGAAATTTGGGAAAGATATTGTAGTTCAAAGACAAGAAATTTCGGATGAACTTGAAGCAATGCTTAATCAATATTTAGATGAAGAAGCGGTTTTGTTCGAAGAAGTTTCTGCAATCAATAAAACTTCTTCGAGCCTCATTACGGATTTAATAGAAGATAGCCTTGAAAATGGAATGTCCACAACGCAATTACAGCAAGCCATTATGGACGTTGGAGTTTTCTCTCCCGGTCGAGCTTTAACTATCGGTAGAACCTCACTTGGAACTGCTCAATCAATTGGGCAATGGCATTCCGCTTATCTTACTGGAGCAACTCATAAAACATGGATAACGGCAGTATTTGATGTCCGAGAAGAACATACCGAAAGAAGTGGAGAGAAAGTTAGGATCAGTGATACATTTTCTCCGAAATTTGGTATGTCTATCGGCCCTCGCTGGCCTTTAGATAATCGCTTGGTCGCGGCGGACAGGGTTAATTGCCGCTGTTCGATGAGCTTTAGCATAGAGGATTAAAAAAATCTTTTTAAAAGGAGAAGAAAAAAAATGAAAAACAAAAAAGTATTGAATCGAAGTAAAGTTGTTGGAATTCGCGGTATGGAATTCCGCCCTATTGGGGAAGTGCGTTCAGTTATTGAAGAGGAAGGCATTGTTGAAGCTTACCTTACGAAATGGAATACTGTCGATTCATATAATTCTACTTTCAAGCGTGGTGCTTTCAAAAAGACTTTTAAGGAACGGCAAGGAAAGATCCGTCTTCTTTTTAATCATCAAACACTTTGCGGGAAAGTCCTCGAAGCAAAAGAAGATTCAGTTGGTCCTTTTGTTCGTTGTCAATTCAATATGGATACTACTGCCGGGAAAGATGCTTTTGCTCATGTTCGCGCCGGAGATGTTGATGCTTTTTCTTTCGGTTTTAATGTTACCAAATCAGGAAAGCGTGAAGGTATAAGAGAAATTCAAGAAGTAATTTGTATGGAATGCGGTCCTGTTATCTTTCCGGCAAATGAAGAGGCTTCCATCGTTGCTTTCCGCACTTCACTGGAAGAAGCTGGACGCATTGTTATTGACCCTGATGAAGAGGAGGGAGGTGAAGAAGAAAGAGCAGAAGACTTTGATGATACACTCGAAGATAATCTTCTTATGGGAATGGGATGGCGTTTGATTACTGCGCTTGATGAAACGCTTGATTCGTGTTGGTGGAATAGCTCTGATTCTGATGAAGTAATTTCAAAGTTGGATGAAGCAATTGCAAAGTTTCAATCTTCTTATCTTCAGTGGGCGAGAGATTTTACTTCTCGTTTCTGGGATGGTGAATCGCGCAGTTTTCCTTCGACAAACATGCTTATCAGCATGATGAGTAAATATGGCGGCGATCTGGAAGATATTGCCAAACGTACAAGTTTTAAAATCGAAGAACTCGAAGAATTGCGTCATGGCAATATTCTACCCATTGAAAGCCGAAGTAAACTGGCAGAATTGCCTCAACCTGTATCCGACGCGCACCATCAGCGTCGCTGTGAAAAGATCGAAGAATTGTGCACTGAATTTCGTGCACGAGGTTTCAGCAAAGTAGAAAAAATGCGATTCGGCGCTTTGCTTGGCTTAACCACAATCGAAGATGTTCGTTCTAACCCGGAAGAGATCGATGATGAAGCTGCTTCAGAATTGCGCAATCTTTGCGAAACCCTGGAAAACTTTTCTTTTACCACTCACAAAAAAGAAAAAGAAAACACTCCTGATCCGGAGAAGTAATTACTTCCACCAATCGGAGCCGTTTCATTTTCAATTTTGCTGAGCCGGCAGGAAAGTTTTTACAACAACCAAACCAAACTAAATCATTTTTTTTAAAAGGAGAAGTAAAACATGAAAGAAGAAATTCGCAAACTTACCGATTCCATCAATAAGCAGTTCACCGAGTACCGTGAAGTAAACGATCAGCGGCTCGAAGAACTCGAAACCCGAACTCAGGCAACTGCCGAAACCACCGAAAAATTGACAAAGATTGAATCTGATCTTACCGAGACGCGTGAGCAGCTTACTGAGGCTCTGAAGAAAATGAATCGGCCGAAAGTTGAAACGCGTGAAGGCAAGGTAGAAGAAGTTACCGAAGAGGAATTGGAGCGTCGTAGTGCTTTCATTTCTTATCTTCGTCATGGTCTCGAAGACATGCAGGTCGAAGAAAAACGCGCTTTGTCTTCGGCTTCCGATGCGGATGGTGGCTTCCTGGTGCCTCCTTCTTTCGAATCCGGCATCATCATGAACGCTTACGATCTGGCGGAATTCCGGCCCCTCGCGCAAGTTGGCACCACCGGAAGGGATATGGTTTACCTTGGTGCTTTGAGTAAACCTTCCGTTGCATGGGGTCGCGCAAATTTGGCCGTTTCGGCAGGGGATCTTACTGCCGGAGCGCGTCGCTTGGCGATTCATGATCTTCGAGCGCTCGTTCTTATTCATAATAATACTCTGGATGATTCCGATGCAAATATTATCGGAGAAATTCAAGACGCTTTCGGTCGTGCATGTGCGGAAGCAGAAGATGATGCGTTCCTGGTTGGAGCAGGTGATGACAACCCGATGGGTGTCATGCAGAATACTACCGTTCAGGCCAACTATGCCGCTTCCGGTGTTGCTGCTGCCCTTTACGATTCCAGCAATAATGGCATTGATGCTTTGATTACTTGCTATTACAAAATCAAGAAGACTTACCGAAAAAATGGTACTTTCTTCTTCAATAGCAATACGGAAGCAGTTATTCGAAAGCTGAAAGATAGCGATGGTCGTTATCTGTGGCAGCCTCCTGTCCTTGCAGGTGATCCGCCTACTCTCCTTGGAAAACCTGTTATTAATCCAGAAGGCATGGCTGATATTGCTGCTGGAGCTTTCCCCATTGGTTTCGGAGATATTCGTGCAGGATACAAAATCCGTGACCGGCAAGGCCTCGTGGTTACTCGTCTTCCGGAGCGTTATGCGGAATACGATCAGACAGGCTTCATTGTGAAGAAACGTGTCGGTGGCATGGTTACTTTGGCCGAAGCCTTTGCTTGTGTGAAGATCGCCGCGAGCTAAATCCAGTATTGGTAATGGTTAACGGGAAGACTTTGGTTTTACTTTCCTCTTCCCGTTGTTTAAAATAATCTTTCAAATAATCTTCTATCAAACATTTTAAAAAGGAGAAGTAAATCATGAAAATGGATCTTGCGAATTATACTTTCGCCGAAGCGATCGCTGCTGCTTCCAAAACTGCTGCTGCTTATAATGGTACGACCGTTGATCATAAAAATGGTCCGGCGGCAGCTTTTATTCTCAACGTTGGAACGTTTGCTACTTCCTGCGTTATGAAATTGCAATACTCTGAAAACGACAGTGATTGGACTGATGAACCGGACACTACTGCCGGGAATACTGTCAGCGTTACTTTGACAACTGCCGGAACGGGCATTGTCTACGTTCCAAATCCGCGCGCTCGTTATTCCCGCGTGGTTCTTACTCTTGGAGGCACTTCGGTTGTTTCGGTTGTTTCTGCTGTTGGACCGAAACCTTCGGTTGGCCCGTAAGAAGTAAATTGAGTTTCCCGTGTCCAAGTGTTTAACCCTTCCTCCTTGGGAACACGGGACGGCGTCCGAGCGTTTGCCTCGGCGCTCGGACGCCATTTACTTCTTCAGAGGTAGATAAGGGAGAAAATCATGCCAGAAGATTTCGGGCCTCAAAAGATTAGTGTTAAGATGTTGAAAACTATGCCTGGAAGTGAAGACGGTTGCGAAGTAAAAATCTATGAAGAGGGACAGTATTACTTCATGGATAGAAGTTTGGCAAATGTCTTTATTGAAAATGAATGGGCTCAACGTCGAGTGCGTAAACTTGAAAGGGTTGAAAAGGAAAAAGCAGAAGCAATAATCGAAGTAAAAGAAGAAAAGCCGAAAGAAGAAAACCTTTCAAAACCACCTTCAATTCAGGATTCAAAACCTCGCGAATGGATTGGACGCACTTTGAGAGCCGTTGAAACAGGCGAATTAAAAATGGTTGAATCGGCAAGGGGAAACCAAATTTTCTTCGAAGGCGAAGATGAAGGGGTTGACTATCGAACGGTTCGGAAAACAATGGAGGCAATTTAAAAAATGACTCTCGAACTCGTTACTTTCAATAAAGTTAAAGATTTCCTTCAACTTGAGAGAGAGGAGAGTAGTTATCCAGAATTAGCTATCATTGCGCCTTCGGTTGTTTCAGCGATAGAAAATTTTATTGGAAGATTTTTAGAACAAAAGGAAAGAACCGAAGAGTTTTTAATTGGAAGTATTGCTACCCGTTTCATTGATTTAAAAGGCATTCCAATTGTTTCCGTTTCTTCTGCTTCAGTTACTGAATTGGGAGATAGTGATACGCTTACTGAAAATGAAGACTTTATAATTTCAAACGGTGGCATTGAATTACTTTATACTTCCTTTAAAAGATGCAAAGTTTCCGTTACTTATACTGGAGGTTATGCTGCCGATAATGTTCCAGAAGATATTCAAAGGGCGGCATTACTTCAGACAGTTTATGAGTATCAATCAAAAGATTATGTTGGGGCAAGTTCAGTTACAACTGAAGGTGGTTCAATTCAACGCCCTCCAATTGGTTTGTTGAAAGAGGTTCGAAGACTTTTGGATAACTACAAGCATCCGGCGCAAATAGTATGATACAAGCGGAAATTAAAAATCTTCGAGAGATCGATGAGTATTTGGATACACTTCCAGAGGAAACCCTTGGAGATGTTAAAAGGGTTTTTGGAAAGTATATTCTAAAGGCTCACGCTATTGTTCAAAGAAATACTAAATGGAGGTTAACGAAAAGAACAGGTGCCTTATCAAGAAGTATTCAAACTCAAGTTAGTGGCACAAGCCTAAAAGATGTCAATGCTTCTATTTTTTCAAAATTCAAAGTAGGTGGTGCGGAAGTAATTTATGCGCCAATTCATGAATATGGCGGAACAATCAATGCGATAAATAAATACGTGAGAGTTCCTGGTGGCCCATATTTAAATATTCCAACCGCTTCAAATAAAACTCCGGCTGGAGTTATGATTCTTTCGGCAAGGGAAGTATTTATGGCGACCGGTTATGTTCGAAGAACAAGCACAGGAAAGTATGGAGTTTTCATTATGAATACAATGATGTTTGTTCTTGTAAAAAGAGTTCATATCCCACCTCGTCTTGGAATGCGAACGGCAGTAGATCGGCAAATTTCTCCGATGCTTAGGGAATTGGTCGACACAATAGGAGAAGAGTAATGGGCGATACACTTGTTACAACAATCCTTGACGAAATAGAAAATCGCCTTGGAAACATTACTACTGCAAATGGTTATTTTTCTTCCGTTGATGGCGTTATCGATCGTGGGAAATTAACGCCTTGGGATGGGAAAGACCTTCCAGCGATAAACCTTTGGTCGACTGGTTTTGATAACGGAAGATCAGAGTATGGAGATGAATTAAGACAGATCAAAGTATATATTGAAATTCATGATAAAACTCGTGATGAAAATTTTGTAGATGTTGCCAATAAACTCGCGGCCGATGTAGTCACGGCAATATGCCGTTCAACTGCCGCTCCAAAAGTTTCAGATGATCCTTCTCATGATCTTGGAAGTATAGTCGAAGATATACTTCTTGATGCTGTAGATATGATAATTGGAGAAGGGCAAGCACCCTTTTGTGGAGCACTCTGCCGCTTTACAGTAACAGTTCGCGCAAGTCTTATGGACATGTTTAACATAGTAAACATATGATAAAATACGGCACGATGCTTACTTACCCTCCTCTTCAAAAGGAAAGACTTTATCGAATTTTAAAGGGACAGTATTGCGGAGGAGTAATTACGAATAGGGAAGATATTGTTGTTCGAACTGCGCCATGCTTTTTTTATATGGTAGGAATAAAAATTAAATTTATCGAGGCCTATAAAATAACCCGAGTAATAAAAAGGAGGAAGGGATGGGAAAGAAAAAAGCGAAACAAATTAAACTTTCGGTGTGCATGATTGTCAAAGATGAAGAAAAGAATTTACCTCGTTGCCTTCAAAGTTTTATGCCCATCAATAGTTTTTGTGATCAATTGATAGTGGTTGATACTGGAAGTAAAGATTCAACAATCGATATTGCTAAAAGCTATGGAGCAGAGATTCATCATCTTCATTTGGAAGAATGGAATTTTTCAAAAGCAAGAAATCATTCAATATCTTTCGCAAAAAATGACTGGATTCTTATTATTGATGCAGATGAAGAAGTTATTGGTGAAGTACATGAATTTCGTAAATTGAAAAAAGAATTGGCGAGCCTTAAAAATATTCATGCTGTAAGTCTTCGTTTAGTAGATATGATAAGTGGTAAACCACCTATGAATGCAAATTCTCTTCGATTGTTTCGAAGAAATTATATTCATTATGAAGATATTGTTCATAACCGTCCGGTTGTTAGTGGCGGCAATCGGGCGATTGCATATTCTGGAAATTTACATATAAAACATTATGGCTACGATTTATCTCCAGAAGAAATGAAAGGAAAATACAATCGTACTGTAAGTCTTCTGAAGAGGAGATTGGAAAAAGATCCAGAAGATATTCAAGCATATTTTTACCTAAGTCAAGTTTATGGTTTTTACAATGATGAAGAAAATTGCCTCAAATGCAGTCGGCTTTATTTGGAAGGCGTTAAACGGCAAAAGTTGGAAAGGAAAGATATTAATGAATCTGTATATGCTTTGATAATAAATATGCTAATCAAGAAAGGAGAGATGAGAGAAGCATTTCAATATTTAATTCAGGCAATAACTTTGATGCCGCTTGATTTAGACATCGCCTACGCTCAAATACTTTATGGAGTTAGAGCAGATGACCATTTCCAAATACTCACTGGAGTTTATAGATTTATTCAAAATTACGAAAACTTTAATAGTGAAGAAAATGTTGTTGATAGAGGAAGCCGTTTTGTTTTTAATTATACTAACCATCATCTTGGAATGGTGCTTTACTACGGAAGTCATTTCTTCATGCATTATGGTATGAATTGCCTTCAGGCATTTGATAATATTTTAACGCAAACCAACTCCCTTAAAGAGGAAGAAAAGTCTTTGAAGGAGAGTTTGCTTGAAATAGGAATTAACTGGACACGTAAACAACATCAAACAAAGGAGAAGTAAAAATGGCTCAATCTAAAAATGCTTTGATTCAGATTGAAACCGGTCAAAACCTTGTAGCTTCCCAGGCGATGTCCGATTCCGGAGATCAAACAGTATTTAATGTTTCCGGCGGAACTATCTTTTCTGGGAAATCCGGTTATTCTGCTTCGGTTAAACCGAACGGCATTGTTACCGGATCAAATCTTCTTTCAACTCATGCCAGTAACGATACCGTTACTATCGCCGCTTTTACTGCTTATTCGAAAGGAGTATTGCAATCTGTAAGCGCGACCACTGGAACCATTACGAGGCCTACAACTGATAATCTTTCACAAGTTTTTTCTGTGACAATGGCTTCTGATGGTTCTATTGAAACGGTTGAAGGCACTATCGGTACGGATACCAATTTCTCTGAAACTCGTGGTGTCGCCGGTGGACCACCTCTTATCCCTGTCAATTCGGTAGAAATTGGTCAGGTGCGAATTATTTCCAATACGGCAGCTACTATTACTACAGATGAAATCAAACAGGTTCCTTCTGTTCATACTGAAATTTCTACTTATCCAAATTGGACTGTCAATAATATCGGCGAAGGAAGTAATGCTTCTGCTTCCGCGAAGAAAAATGCTTTTGTAGAATTTGATTCAGCTCTTCCTAATGACCATGTTGGTAGCATTCCTAAAAGTGTTTACATTGAATATTATTCGCCGATTTTTTCTTCTTTGCAATTGTCGAAAGAATTTGTTCCGGTTGAAAATTCTCATTCTGTCTCTTCAGAAGAGTTTTATGGGAATAAATCAATTGCTTCGGTTTCGTCTTCTATCGGGCAGGGTTCTTTTCAGGTTGTTGCCAGTGATGGTATCACTGATACGCTTGTCAGAGAAAAAGATGAAATCCTTACTGTCAAATTCTTTCAGGATCGTAACAAGGCTCCTTACCTTCTCACTCAGGGAACCGTTGGCTTGTCTCGTTCTTTCCCTGTTGACGGTCAGGCAATGATTAATGCGACAATTTCTTCGGAAGTAATTTCTGCTGAATTTTCCAGCTAATAATTAAATTCCCAAGGAGGGACGAGGCATGAAGTTTAACGAAGAAGTTTTCAATCAGAAGATTGAAGGTGTAAAACTCAGGGAAGATACTATCGAAGTAATCAATCCTTCTCTTAAAAAATTGTTTACTCCAGAGGAAGGGGAAGATGAAAATTCCCCTCCCTTCTGGAGGTGCCGTCAATTAACCGCGATAGAAATTGCCCTTGTCAATCAACAAGTAGAAAATTCAAAGAATACAGATCAACTAATCGAAAGGCTTTGGAGTAATTATTCGAAAGAAAAGATAAACGCAATCAAAAATATTATAGGTTTTGGAGAGCCTGAAATAGATGCTTCTGGAGAACCGGAAGTACTTCCAGAAGATTATATTCGAAGAATGTATGTTGCGCTTTATGGACTGATTGATCCAAAGCCTACTGATATTCAATGGGTTAGAAAATTCGCAAGAAATTGGCCTCAAGAATTCATGATGATTTCTACGAAGATTTTAAGTTTGACAGGGTTTGGTGCAAGTTTGGGGGAGTAGCAAGGCTCTGGGCGATGCCGCGAGTTCAGGCTGCAATGGAGTATTGCCAAAGAGCCATTTATGGAGGGGGAATAAGATTCCTCTACGAAGTAATTCCAGACTTGCTTCCTTATAATTTTTTAACTCCAATAGAAATTCAATTGTGGATTAAATTCGATAAAAAACGGGGAGAGAAAAATGGCTGACGTTAGGAAGACAATTGAAATTCTCTTTCGTGGTGTAGATCAAACTTCAAATGTCGTCCAAGATATTTCTGGAAACATTGATAGTTTTGCTTCCAATGTTGGTAAACTCTCCGGTCCATTGGCTGACCTCGCCAACAAAGCACTCCTGACTGAAGGAGCAGTATTAGGCCTCGCGGGTGCTTTTGTTGGCGTGGCTTACCATGCCACCGAACAGTTTGAATCTGCTCAGCTTGATCTTCAAAAAGTAATGACTGATACCGAAGGTAATGTAGATGATTATAATGAAGAGATTTTTCGTTTATCTTCTACATATGGTCGTTTAGCAGGGGAAGTACTCGGCGGCGTTACGAATTTCAAATTGGCAGGTTTTACAATGGAAGAATCTGTTGGCTTGATGGAGGAGTCAACAAAACTTCTGATAGCAGGTGATATTGATGCCGCTCAGGCTACGGAAATATTGGTCGCAACGCTGAAAGGTTTTAAGGCTCCTGCTTCTGAAGCCGCAAGAATAACCGATATTTTAAATGAAGTATCAAATAGATATGCTACCAATGTTCAAGAACTCGGCATTGGTATGGCTCATCTTTCCCCTATTGCTTCCCTCATGGGTTTCTCTTTCGAAGAAACTGCCGGTATCCTAACTCCAGTTATTGAAATTTTTCGTTCAGGTAGTGAAGCATCAAATGCTTTGAAAGTTGGTTTGTTAAAACTCCTTGATGATGCTAAACCCGTTAGGGATGCGCTTGCCAATTTGGGTGTCGCACAATATGATGCCAATGGTCATCTTCGATCGGGTAGGGATATTCTCTTTGATGTTGGAAACGCATTTCAGTATGCGAATGAAAATGATAAGTTATTTCTTGCAAGCCAATTAGTCGGCGTAAGACAGGCCGGTCGTATGATCGAAGTATTCAATGGCCTTTCAAAATCTACCGAAATCACTGCTGTAGCTTTGGGCGCTGCCGGTTCGGCAATGAAAGAAGTAAATATCAGATTATCTTCGATAGAAGTAGCAGGTGATCGTGCCGCTGTAGCTTTCAATAATTTACTCATTGCAGTTGGCGAGTCAATGAAAGAAGATTTAACTTCGATGATAAATTCTTTCACTGAACTTGGCATTGCAATTACAGGCGCAATTAATGAAGGGAAATTTGATAATCTTATTGGAATAATTATTCCAATAGTAAATGATATTGAAAATCTCTTTTTAAATATGGCGGAAAATATTGGGGATGTACTTTCCAATATTGATTATGACAATTTGGCGGCAGCTATTGGAAATCTTCGAAACGAAGTAATAGAAGCATTTCAAGCAATTTTTGGAGATATTGATTTAAATACTGCTCAAGGCTTAGAAGATTTTATTCAGAAGTTAATTGATGGCTTTACAGCTTTGACCAGAATAACAACTGAAATCATAGATATTTGGCAACCACTTTTGGAAATGCTTGGAAGAGGGATAGATACTTTTGTTGAAAGCGATAAAGAGGTTCAAGACTTCGCTGGAACAATTCTCGGGCTTGGTCAGATCGTAGATAAAATTGTTAAAAATATTGACATCTTTACAGGCTCGCTTAATCTTCTTGGGATAAGTCTTTCGGTTATTGCGACAGGGAAAATTAGTTCAGCAGTGATAAATAATTTTTCTTCCATTGCTACTGCTGCAACGAAAGCAGGAACGGCAACTACTCTCCTTGCTGGAGCTGGAGCTTCTTTTGGAACAGGTTGGATGGTTGGTTCTACTCTTCGCCTTGCTTTTCCGGTCATAGATGAATGGACTCAGAAGATGTGGGCGGGAATAGATTCAGTTGTGAATTTCACAGGAACACAAGGTGAACAACAAGAATCACTTGAAGAAACGAAGGCAAGACTTCAAGAGAATTTAGAAAAAGTTGAAGAGTACCGAAAGAAAATAGAAGAAGCGGATGGTGGAAAGATTGAAACAATCATAGAAGTAGTAGCGACTGGAGCGGATGCAGAAATAGTAAAAGGAATGTTGGATGGCAGTATTGATCGCGAAACTGGTTTGCCAAGTTGGGCTGCCGGTCTTGAAGTTCCTTGGGTTTTTAAACCCGAAGTAAAAGATGAAGATATTGAACAGTTTAAGAAAAAAGTTGGAACGGACATACTTGAGTGGTGGGATGAAAAAGGTGAATACCATACGATGGTTGTTGATGCGGATACAAGTAAAGCAAAAGAGGAACTTGAAAGTATTCCAACTGAAAAGGAAGTATTGCTTAGAATCGATAGGGAATACGATCTTGCTCTTGAAAAGATAAAACAGGATTCTGAAATTATTCAAGCGCAAATGGAATTCGAAGCAAAATTAAATATTGCGCAAATTGAAGGTCAGGTAGAAATAATCAAAGCAGCATTTGATTCAGTAAATGTAGGCATTGAATCGACTGGTGAATTAATTGGAAATATGCTTGGTATTTGGTCCAATGCTTCTTTGAGTGATAAATATGATCTTGAAAGAATGATAGAACGCGAATACGACTTACGCGAAAGAGAATTTGACTTGCAGGAAAAACTTGCAAATTCCAAGATACAACTTGAATCGGCAAAAGAGAAATTCTTTTTAGGCGAAGGTGGGGAAGCAATTATTACTATTGAAACGAGCGAAGTATATCCTGAATTGGATATGGTTATGCTCGAACTAATAAAACGGGCTCAAGTCAAAGCAACTGCTCTCGGTTTGGCTACCTTATTAGGTGTTCAAGAAGCATAAGGAGAAGCAATCATGGTTCACGTTCAAACTACCGTCTATGATTCGCAAGGTTATTTTTCAATGGAAGAAAATCGTGCGGAAAGTATTCTCCAAAAAGCAAGTGTAAGACTTCAAAGAGATAAACTTCTCGATGGAAGTACTTTCTTAAAAAATCATGGTTATGCAGAAGGAGATCGGGACTTTACTTTCATATCCAAAAACACCATTGAGAACGCTCAAGTGGCCGTCCTTTGGTATATCGTAAAAAACCATGCACAAGTTATGCTTTCTTGCAGGGAAGGCTTATATTTGGGCGTCATAGAACGTCTTAGCACTGATCGAGGAAAAATAGAATTCAAATTTGTTCCAGATACGAAATATTCATCTTAATTAAATTTGGAAGGAGAGTAAAATGTTTACTTCGAGACCGAAAGTTACTATGACGCCTCAATTAATTAAACAAGCGGAAGTAAAGCATTTCGCAAATCTTTGTCGAACCCAATGGATGGTTGATCATATTAGGAATGATAAGGTTATCGATAGAGAATTTGTAAAAAATATTGTTACAACTGAAGGCCTGAATAGTCTTCTGAATATTATGTTTAAATCAGGAACTCAAATTACTTCCTGGTATATTCTTATCTTTGAAAATGATTACACTCCACTTGCTACTGACACTTATGCATCCCCCGGATGGACTGAAACAATTGCTTACGATGAAACAACGCGACCCCAATGGGTAGGCGGAACCGTAGCTTCGGGATCAGTAGATAACTCAGCAAGTAAAGCTACATTTACTATGAATGCTACAAAGACAATTTATGGCGGAGCAATTGTCGGTGGCGGAACTCTTCCATCCACAAAAAATAATACAGGTGGAGGCGGAACCGCTTATGCAGCGGTGAAGTTTACTTCTTCGAAAGCTGTTGTTGCTACTGATGTCATAAAGATTACTGCGACCATTTCTGCTTCTGATGACGCTTCATAATGGAGAGTAATTAAATGACTGAGTACCAGGAAACATTAGCGATGGATATTTTAGTTGGAGATTCCATGTTTGGTGGATACTGTTACGAAGACAGTATTGGCGCTGATATTAAGGTAGGAATCTCTTCCGTTGATCCATTTAATTTCTCCGAATGGGAAAGAGAAAATAAAAATCCAAGAACGATATATACTGCAAAACTTGAACAACCTGATGGGACAGTTTTGCTTGATTTGAATTTGAAGAATTTTAATGCGAAGTTAAATAAGGATAGTAAAAATTATCTTTCGATAGTTTGTGCAAATGAAGATGATTTTTCTTCCATAAAATCTTGGATAGCTGCTGGAAGTGTTTTTGTTGTTTTGCGGAAAGCATTAACAATCAATGGTGTTGAAAGTCTTTCAGAAATAATTGCAAGGGTAGAATGCGATACTCCAAGATTAGATAAAGGTTCGACAAGCTCTTCAGTATCTCTTTCCGGTTATTGGTCTGAAAGTTTTTCTCCAAAAAATATTTCCCTTCCCTCTCCTTCTATCAAACGTAGTGTTGGCGGTCGTTTTATGATGACTTTTTCTGAACCTCATTTATATTTGCGTCCTGGTGATACGGTGAGTGTACCTGAAGAAGTTGATTTCATTGTTAGTTCCGTTTCATATTCTGCTAATGAATCCAATATTTCTATGACAATTTCGGAAGAGAAGATATGACAATTTGGGAAGAATTAAATCCAGCAGGATCAGCGTATGATTTATGGTGGATCTTTTCCAATGGTGATAAAACTATTACAAGGGATTGGAGAGCTGATTATTATCAATGCCAAAATGATGTAACACTCGTATATAGCCGTGGGAAGAGATATGTTGAAATATTGGTCGGTGGAGGTTCAGATTCATATGGTGGAGTAGCAGTTGGAGCGGCTGATAATCTTATAGCCACTTTGGTTTCGCAGGTCGGAGTAGATCAGTATCAATGGGCATATCTTCCAGACGGAACGAAGATGAATAATAATTCTGCTACTTCTTTCGGGGCATCATGGGGTCCGGGAGACGTCATTGGTATCGCTCATGAGTATCCAGAAACATCAGGCCAAACAGGGAAGGTTTGGTTTTCAAAAAATGGAGTATGGCAAGGAAGTGGAGACCCTGCCAATGGGACAAATCCGGCTTTCACTGGAACTCGTGCGTGGGGCTGTTATGTTACCGTGAGTGGTCAAAATTATTCAGGGATCAGTTATACCATAAGGGGAACTCAAGCCGAATGGGATTATCTTCCGCCTTCAGGTTTTAATGATTGGGAAGGAGATGCAGTTAATGACTTTTGGGATGTCTCTATTGACTTTGATATTTTAGCCTATGGTGGTATCGGTTTAGCAGAACAAGTTTATGAAGAGTCATTGTCTTTTGATATGCTTGCCGGATTTACTTCTTCACGATTCAGATTAGTTGAAGATTCAATACCTGCCAATATTTTAATTGGAGAAGATTTCTCTCCCACTGTTGAAAGAAATTTGTCATTTGCTGCTCCTATAAAATCTAAATTAGAAGATTTTGATTTATTTAATTATTCTTCATGGTTTGCAAATGTAAAACATCTCACCACTTTGAAATATTATTTGACTTTGAAAAATAATGCCGGAGATGAAGGTGTAGATGTTCCAATGATAGATTTTAATATGACAATCAGAGGAGAGAATTATTCTTTTATAACAACAAACATAAGCTATCAAAGTATTGATGCAATTTTGCAAAATACAAAACTGATGGAAGTGTCTTTTGTATATTTCTTAGAGGGGTCGGAGAATTTAAGAGTCAAACTCTTTGATGGTGAAATTGAAAGAATAAACTTTAATCAATACAGAACAATCTCTTTGACTTCTTGGTTCCGCTTTCATACAAAGGTTGACGCACAAAATTTTAATGTTGAAAGAATATCTTTGATAGATGATGGCGTTTATAAAATCAGAATTGTTAACCCTGACCCTTTTATGCGTCCTGGTGATCAAATAACAGACGAAGAAGAAAATACTTATATAATAAATGTGATAAATTACTCCTACGGGCCTGGATATTTTATTTCGGAGATAATTAGTAATGGGTAAAGCACGAATCATAGAGTCTTACAGCGATTGTAGATATAAAATCGAAGTAATCTTTGATACTACTAACACCGATTTACGAATACAAGCCTTGGAAGAAAAACTTGTTGACTTACAATGGAAATTAACTGCTGATTATTTAAAACAAGGAGATGAATATAAGACAACTGAATTGAAGATATTATATGTCAACAAGGAATTAGAATTTCTTCGAGCAATTCCAAGAACAACTGAAGTCACCGTTTGGTGCGTAGATTATTCGAAAGAATTAACTGGAGAAATTGGAACGATAGAAACTCATGGTGAAGTAGGATTTTCTCCTTTTCACCAATTGTTAGTAAAACCTGGATATGGTGGAAAGCATATCTACGATCCAGAGACTGATGGAATTTTAGCTACCGTTCCAGAGCAATTGCCTGAACAATGGCTTTACAATACGATGGCTTTACCTGGATGGCAGAAGTGGCAACCGATGTTTCGTGTTGGAAAGATATTGTATATTGATGGCGAAAATGATACTGCTCATGTTGAATTAGATGACGCTTATTCTTCAGCAGTAATAGATGATAATAAATTAAATATTGGGAAAGATGAATATAAAATTTTAAATAATGTTCCTATTGAATATATGAGTTGCCACTCAGATGCTTTCGAAGTAGATGACAGGGTTATTGTGCAATTTTCTGGCAGATCATGGACTGGAGATAAAAAGATAATTGGATTTGAAACTAATCCACAGGAGTGTCCCATTTATCTTCGGCTCAAAGTTAATGGGCACCGGCATCGATCTACTATGAGTGGGAAAACTCTTCGAATTGTTCAGGAAAATCCTCAGACAGGTCAGATGGAACAAGTGGGCAATCCCATCACTGCATCAGTAAATGAAAATGGAGTTGCTGGGCCTTTCCCCGGAGTAGATCTGGGCCGTCCGTTTTATGCGGAACTATATTACAGAGGTTCTGGTTATTGGGCGGGAAGGCCGATCACGTGGTTCAATTACTTCCAGCTTGCAACGGAAGCTGAACATGACCATCATTTAAATATCTCCTATTTTCAAGGTGGAACGCATAGCATTGCTCAATATCTTGAAGGGACATATCTCAATTTCATTGAGGGTGATTACTTCTCTGATGGTAGCAGCACGAATGATTATCAGTACGGATATAGTTGGTATGTGGATAGAGTGGAGTGGTTGAGAAGTGAAGAAGGAAGTCTTCACAATGTTGAACAAATAAAAGTGGATACGCCATCATACGGAACTATTCGTGCTTATGAAATAAATTTCATCTGCAAGAATATAAGATACCAGAAGAAATCATGGCAGCTCGATGATGCTTGTGTGGCGACCTATAATTCATACCCACGATGCGTTTGGTATGAAGGTTTGACTCACGCACAAAAAGAGAAGATATGGGAGATTAAAGCTCATTGGGGATATACCGGCTATGAATACGATTGCCCTCAGATCGATGGGGATCCTGGATGGGCGTGGTTGGGTTCACATATCGGAGATAATTCTGATGGAGCTTGGCAGATAGAAGGAACAAACCTCTTTTCTCATTTCCCTGAAGAAGATATATCTCCGCAGGATATATATGATTTTTGGTCAACAAACCCCATATATGGTTTCACCGGTAGTTATGCGGAACATTATGAAAGTGATGGAAATTGGGATCTCTATACTTGCCCGTTTATAATAACAAATGAGTATGGAGAGATAATGACGGAACCACCGGATTGCACTATATATGGGGCGCTTGGAATTTATTGTTTGGTTTATTATACCTATGATGAAGAAAATCAATTTACTTATCGTGAAGTGATCCAGACAGCGGATCAGGCATACAAAACATTTCGTTTTGAATGTGTGGAATTGCCGAAAGAATTTTGTTAAAAAGAGATAAGGAAGAAAAATGAAACCGGAACTCGTAACGCATTTAATTTCAGGCGGAATACTTCTTACATTGACAATCATTTTTGGAATTATTGCTTATTTTCTTAAAAGGTATATTGATAAGCAAGACGAAGAATTAGATTTTTTAAAGAAAGAAAATTCAAAGATGATGCAAAAAGTAGACGAAGGATGCAAGGAAATTATAAGAGAACTCGAAAGGGAAAAGCAAAAACTTCTGAAAGAAGTTGCCGATAAGGATGCATATATAGATCAAAGGGTTGAACGCAGGGTTCGCCTTGAAGATTGCCTTTGTCAAAGCGAAGAAATTCAAAACCGCTTTGCTACTGGAGATAAACTCTTCATAGAAATTAAAACCTGTTTAAATAAATTAAGTGGACAGTTTCAAAATAGTTTACAAGGGATTCATCAATATACTTTGATTATGTCTTCGACAATGTTGTCTTTGTGTAAAAGTTTAGGAGAAAATATGGAATGTAAGGAATTGGAACAGCTTCATACTGCATTGCAGCATAAAAAGATTCAACATATTGTAGAACAAGTGGAGAAGAAAAATGCTACCAATAATTGAGTTGATAAGGCTCGAAGAGAATTTAGAATTTGGAACATTTGGAATTTTAAAAATTCAAAAGGAAGTATTTTGTTTTACTTTGGAACCGCCTGATACTTTGAATACCCGAAGTGAATCTTCTATTCCTGCTCAGCAGTATATCTGCAAAAGACATATCTCTCCAAAATTTGGTGAAACCTTTTGGATCAAAGATGTTCCTGGCCGTAGCTTTATCATGTTCCATTGGGGGAATTGGATTAAAAATACTCTTGGATGCATTTTACTTGGATCTACGATTTTAAAATTAAAAAACGAAACGAATCAAAGAGGAGTAGGAAATAGCGGAAATACTTTTAAAGAATTTATGGATTTACTTGAGGGCTTCAATAAAGCCCATTTAACCATAACGGAAGTATTTTAAAAGGAGAAAGTTATGAAAAAGTTTTTTATTCTTTTCCTGGCTATCGTTGCTTTGTTTTCTTTTTCTTTCAATGTTGTAGCGCAAGAAACAATGACAATTACTCTTGGATGGGATGCTGATCTTTCCGTAATTGAACCTGATTTACAAGATTATAATATTTATTACAAATTGGATGCTGATACGGGATTTACTTTTCATGATACAGTTAGAATTGATAGATCATCTACAGAAACAAGAATGACTTCGCAAGTTCCTCTTACTGTTCCTACTGGATATGAAGGGAATATTTGCTTTTATGTAACGGCAGTTGATACAAGTCAAAATGAATCTAAGCCTTCAGAAGAAGTTTGTGTCCGTTATGATAAAACACCTCCTGCGCCTCCAAGTGGTGTAATCGTAGATATTACAGTTGTCGAAGCAATTCAATAATTCGAAGAGCAATTCAATAATTTGAAGAAAAGAAGAAAGTGAGACATGATGGCTAATCAAACTGGAGCGCTTCAGACAATCCTACTTTACCTTAAAGGCGCGAAGTCTTCGAAGACAATTACCCTCAATGGAATCCTTACTACTCTCATTGCTGCCGGTGCTATTTATTATGGAGTTGACCTTGACCCTGCTACGGTAGCGATTTTGGTTTCAGTTGTTTATACGATCTTGAATTGGGTTTTGCGTTTTACTACCAATACAAGCCTTCCAGAAAAAGCACTTCAGAAGCAATTAAAACGACCTGAGTGGATTTCTGTTTTGGCGACAGAAATTATAAACCAATTGAAAAGAGAAAAAGCTGAGGCAATGGCTGCTCAGAAAAGTAAAAGGTGATAGAAATGTTTTATACTGATATGAAAGATTTTTATGAAAATGGTGGTGGTTTCCGGCAGGGAGATATTGGATTAACTTTTAACCCTGATCAAAGAATTATTGGAAAAGTAATTCTTCACCATCAGAATTGGATTGCTCCAGATAGGAAAAGTGGTTTCAGTCATGCCTTATTGGTTATAAATAAAAATGGCGCAACATTCGAATCGGGAATAAAGCTCAAAGGTAAATCATTTCATAGGATTGGTAGTCAAGATTTATTCAAAGCATATGATGGCTACAAAATGATGGTTATCCGCCATGAAGAGATGACAGATAAAAAATTCATAGAAGTATTTCCAAAATTTTCTGAAGAATATAATGAAATGATTTATCCCTATTGGAGATTGCCATTATACTTCATACCTCCAATTGCTCGTCGTTTTAATGTTATTCACCCTGTAGTATGCTCTGAATTGGTAGCGAAATTTTATACTTTGATAAAAGATAAGGATGGGAAACCATTTATGCGTTTCCACCTTGGTGTTTACCCTGATTACCTTGCGGATATGGGAGACTTAACATATGGGCAAAAAAGATTTCATATTGTCTTTCATGGCAAAGTCTATCACCCCGTGAAGGGTCATTCTTAATTTGTAAATGGTTTTTATGCCTTTAAAAGAGAAAAGCCAAAATAAAAGAAATGCCGCGTTTCGATGATGATATAAATGGTTGTGAAGTAATTAAAGGAAACCGTGAAGGCCCGATAGAAAAGTCTTCGGATTCATGGGTTCCTATTTCTGTCGCGGCATTTCTTTTTGGCTATAGTCGCGTGACCGTTTTTAATCTTCTGAAGACAAAGAAAATCAGGGGATTAAAATACCCATCGAGCCCAATTTTGGTGAATTTGGAAGATGTTGCCGCCCTAATCCTTTCTAAATAGGCCTCCACAAGTATTCTTTCCGTAATCCCCTATATTTAAAGCGTTTACAGCCCACCGTATCATAGCCTTTTTTTAGCCGTTTTTATGCGCATATGCGCATAAAAGGCATTTTTTAGCCTAAAATTCCATTTTTTTTGCCTAAATATCCATTTTTTTGGATATTGGGTTTTTTGCTGTAAAAATAGGCATTTACAGCCTGATGGCATATACCGTAAACGCCATAAATGCCTTAAATAACAATAAATAGTGCCGATTTTGCTTGTAAAACCCTATAGCCTTTAATATTATTTAGTTGGTTCTTTTAAATAGCTTTAAGGGTAAACGGCAAGGGCAGCGTTAAACGGCTCCCGGCTCCGGCGGTCAAACAGTAAAACCAAAGGGCAAAAGTCGGGCGCAATATAGCAAAGCCTACCCTTAATAAAATGCTCCTCCAAAACATGCCTTGAGAAGAGTAACTGCCAAACGTAGCTAATTTGGCTCCTTGACAAATAAAGAAAAGAGAAAAAGTAAATGGCTTCCATAGCGTTTACCTTTTGGTGCTTTTGCACTTGCGCATCGGGGAGGACCGCGATGGCAATACTTTTCTTTCCACAGGACCCCAATTCTCTCCTCCAACTTTAGCAAGTTACTTGCTAAGGATTCCACGTTCACCACGTGGTGAGGATATGGCTCCTGGCAATTTCTACTTTCCTTATCAGCAATAAAAATCCACGGAGAAAAATTTACCCGAAATGAACCAATGGTTTGAAGACGTCGAGTAAAACCATTCGGGATCCAATATAGGTGCGGGTCTATATTACGGCCGTCGATAGGCAAGTTACTTGCCTTCGTAGAAGTCAGGCTCGTGGGAAGTAGAATAGCAAATCCTCCTTTAAGACGTGGCTTCGGCCACGTCAAAGATCGAAACCGGGAAAGTTTCTTTCCCGGTCTATCCATGGTGGTGCATGGGTACTGATGAAGATCAGCCAATTATCTTTCAAAAGGAGGAGTAAAAATGACGAAGCGAAGCGAAGCGTGGAGCGGCATGAATTGGATAAGGCAAGAAAAAAGACTTGCGATATATCTTCGAGATGGATGCGCTTGTATGTATTGCGGATCTACTGTAGAAGATGGAGCAATCATTACTCTTGACCATATCAAACCACATATCAATGGCGGTAGTAATAGCGAAAGAAATTTGGTCACATGCTGCAAAAAATGCAATTCCTCTCGCGGAAATCGTAAGGTCGAAGACTTTGCGGCGGATGTTGCTAAATATATCAATCACGGTATCACGGCGGAAGATATATTGGCAACAATCAGAAGCAATACAAGAAAGTCCCTGAAAAAATTCAAAGCGGAAGCTAAAGAATTGATTTCAAGGCGTGGTTCCGCTGCTAAAGTATTAGCCAAAATTTAAACCCGAAACGGGGGAAGTAATTACTTCCCCGTCGATAGTGGGTGGTGCCACTATCCTGATGATGGGAGCCATCACAGTTAAATAATCTTTTTTAAAAGGAGGAGTAAAAAATGAAACATTTTAAAATCGAAGTCGTTTACGTTTCCTCTGGTCGGGCACTTCAAACCGTTTATGCCTTCGGCAAAAAACAAATGGTTGAAGCCGTCGAAGAAATTCTTCTGGAAATGAAGAATTACACTCCTAATCGTGTTATTTACTGCGAGACGGTCGACAAAGATTGGGAGTCAATTAAGGCGGAAGAAGTTTGGCAATATGAGAAGTCTTGCAAATGCTTTCGCAAACTTAACAAAAGCGAAATGCAGGACTGGCTCGATGCAAATGGTCAGTGTGAAAAAACCGGCGGATGGGCGTAAATAAAATCGGGGTCGAAGCAATTCGACCCCATTCGAAACGCGTCAAAGTAATTTGGCGCGTCGGTAGGAGGTGGTGCTCCTATCCTGACGAGAAGCCATCGCAGAAAATCTTTTAAAAGGAGGAGTAAAATGAGAGAATTTACAAAAAATGACTGGTTGTGCTACGAAGGTTGTGAAAGCCAAATACCAATGATTGGCGAAGTAAAAGTAAATTTCAATGGTAAAATCTACGAAGGGGAAGTGGTCGTAGATGGGAGCCATGTTGAAATTTATACTTACCACAACGGAAGCGAAGATGCCTTATGGTATCAGATAACTTTTCCTTCGTATCTTTTTGCAATCAATGCAGCTATGCAATCAATCGAAAATAAAACCCTTTCAGATGCAATGCTCAAGGAAATGGGTTTTAAATCTTAATTCCCGAAACGGCGGAAGACTTTACTTTCCGCCGTCCACCGGAGGTGGTGCTTCGGTGCTGACGATGGGAGCCATCGTAGATAATCTTTTTAAAAGGAGGAGTAAAATGAGTGATCTTAAATTACCGGAAGGCGGATCTTATTATTGCGCGGATTGCTATCGGAAATTTAAATCTTTGAACCATTTTAACCGATATCGCAGTCGTTGCGCTCCACTCCTTTTTGGGGTGGATGGTAGAAAACGTCTTACAGTTAAGAAGATCAACGGGATGTGGAAACTTGCTAAAAAGTAAATTCGAAACGGTCGAAGATATTACTTCGGCCGTCCACCGGAGGTGGTGCTTCGGTGCTGAAGAGATAGCCTTTGGAAACAATTTTAAAAGGAGGAGAATTATGCAAACTCAAGTCACAGTAGAATTGAGGACCAGGAGTGGCCGGAAAATTACTGAAGACAAAGTCGCTTGCATGGAACAGATAGGATTGGAAATTATCTTTTCCGGAGCCTTTAAATTTAGCGATGATTCGGTTACAGTTTTCCGGGCGAAGAAAACTTTTTCCTCGGTCTTTAATGCTGAGCAGTTTTACTTTGAGGTCCATCGTTGCGGTGGCATTAGCAAGCGGATGCTCAAGGCGCTCGATTTTATCTACGAAGATGCTTGCATTTAATTCGAAACGGGGGAAGTAATTACTTCCCCGTCGTCGCGAGGTGGTGCTCGTGGCCTGATGATGATAGCCATCAGAAACATTTTAAAAGGAGGAAAATTATGAAAAGCGAAATGACGCAGGAAGCCTTGAAAAACGTAGTTTTGGCGAATGTCTATGAGTGGTCAAGAAAAGAATTAAATTCATCCAATGTTAAACCAGTCAGCAAATGGGTGAAAGACTTTCTTTATAACCATTGGGAAAGGGTTCCTAAATTTCATAGTATCGAAGTATATGGCGATGATAAAAAGCATCTTCTTACCGAAGATTTTTCTATCAATTTTGCTGCCAAGCTCGAACGTGAAAAAATAACTCTTTTTATTCTCTTTGATATCATGGGACATTCTCTTCTCGTAAATACCGAGGGCTATAATTACTGTCGTTATACACGCCTTTTTTACTAACCCGAAACGGGGAAGTAATTACTTCCCCGTCGGCAATAGGTGGTGCTATTGCCCTGATGATGGGAACCATCGCAGATAATCTTTTTTAAAAGGAGGAGAATTATGAGTGATCTTATTACTGCTGACAAGGCTGAAGACATTGCTACTGATCTTTATTCCTGGTCTCAAAGTGCCGTTGGTGACTTGGCAGGATGTGACGAAGTAATGGCAGATGATTTTTGGGAAGATCCAAATGTAATGGGTGATCTTCTTGGAGATCGCATCTTCGATGCTTCGATATCTTTCGTACGTAAATATGACAAGTCGTTAAGCGGTAAGCCTTTTTTCAAAGTAGTAGATGAAATCTTCGTAGAAATTTGCAAGGCAATGCTCAGAAGATATAACGATCAGGCATTGGTCAAAGCAATGGATGTCCTCATTCAACGTCATAGTAATTAGCAAAGGAGAAGATCATGCTCGGTTACGCCTTAAAACTTAAATCGGGGAAATGGGCAACTGAAAGAAAAACTGGTGATGCAGTTTGGTTCATTAATCGAGAGATCGCAGAATATGTTAATTGGCTTAAATTAAATGATGCAGCCGAAGTAGTAGAAGTAAGATTGGAAAGGGATTG